TCATTAATCAAAGTTATAATGTGAGTGATACCAAGTAACTGCTGCGACTTTAGTTCCTTTGGTGACCACTTCACATTCATGTGGGAAACACCAGTTAGATGGGAATACTAATACCTGACCAGCTTTTGGCTTATAGTAACGATGGATAAAGTGAGTTCTTCCACCCTCAAAATCGTCTGTTAGATATAAAACCATAGAGATGGTTCTATTGACTTCATTAAGGGTCTTATCAGTAGCCTCATCAGTATGCCACTTGTAATACTGACCTTCAGTATATCGGAGAACCTGAATAGATTCTCGGAAACAATTTGTTCTATAGGTACCTGGGATAGGAAACTTTTGAAACTCCTGGTTAATTCCCGCCACAGTATCTTTATATTTTAATAGGGCGGCATTCATACCCTCATGCATAATGTTAGCACATTCTGATGCATCGTCTAAGCAAACTCTATCATTAAGACGAATACCAGGATTCACCTCACTTCCACTCATACCAAACACAGTAGTAGGTGACCATTCTTCATTTTCCAATAGTTCAAGACACCTTTTAGTCTCTTCGGGAGTAAGGCAGTCTACAATTTGTATTAAATCGGTAAGCATAATCTTATAATGTGAGTAATGTGATCCAGCCGTCTATAACAACAGACCAATCGTAGTGTATTCTAGCAAAATCTTGGGCATTTGTACATAGCTGTTTAAAGAAGCTGGGGTTTTCTTTAAGTGTATTGATGGCATTCATACCCGCAAATATATAGCGATCTTCTTCCATTGGCAATATAACGCCAGTAGGAACTTCAAAATCTCTATTGATACCAGTGAGAGTTGATATAGGTAGCCTACCTGCTGCGGCTGCTTCTAACAAGGGAAGACCACAAGATTCTTGTTCTGTGGAAGATACCATAAGACAATCTATATCTTTATAGTAAGCAGACATTGCTAGATGACTTCTTTGTGACGGTAGAAGTATCTGGGTATTGGTTCTAGATGCGATTTCTTTGACTAGATAACCACGCTTCCAGTCCTTAATATCAGAGTGGGGATTATCTTTTTCAATAGCACCCGAATACCCAATAACATTTAGTTGTTCTGCTACTGGGCGGTAGAACTCATCAAAGTTAATACCATTACGGACAACATAGAAGTCCCTAGTAATACCAAGGTTATATGAATATTCTCCCAAATCTGCGCTAACACCGCCATACGCATAGAAAGCATTGAAATCATTTCCTTCGGCTAAACCAAACTGAATATCATATCTACCGTGAGCGATAGCAATAATACTACTATAAGGAACACCATAGGATAGTATAGCAGTTACTGCGTTTCCTGGTACTGTAACAAATACATCATAGATTTCCTGAAAAGCATCAAACTCTTCTCTGGTATATGTAATATTCCAATCAATAATGTTAGCATCAATGCCATTTTTATAAAGTTCTTTTATTAAAGCCTTATGAATAGACCCGAAAGCCCATTCATTGTATGTAAAAAAGGCAATTCTTTTCATAGTTTATACCAACCTTCCCCAGTATATACATTGAGAACATCTTGGAAAAACTTCTCATATCTTGGTGCGACATTCTCTAGGGAGAACTGCTCGCCATAACTACGACATACGCTAGGAGCAATGCTATCAATGTTTTTAGCGGCATTTACAAAATCAGCAAAGGTGCGGCAACGGAATCCAGTTAGTCCGTGTGGATTGTTCTCTACGAATGCTCCCCAGTCAGTAGTGATCGTAGGGGTGCCTGAGAGCAAGTTCTCCACCTGTACACCACCAAATGGCTCCAAGTATGTGGAAGCTACAAAGGACGCCTTAGCGCGGCTCATAAGGCGCTTACGGGTCTCTACATCGGCATATCCAACAAACTCAACGTGTGGTGGGAATGTTCTGTTCTCTGGGTTCTGACCAGCTACTACTAGCTTGGCTCCAATCTTCTCGGTTACTTGGACGGCAATATCAATACCTTTACCAGAATATACACGACCCAAAAATAGAAAATAATCCTCTTTATTTTCTGGCGCATACTCAAAGTCCTCTAAATCAAAATAGTTAGGAATAACTACATCATACCAGCTTTGCTGACAAGTGCCAACAGCCGCCAAACCTTGATAAGCGTGCATAATAGCGTAGCTCTCAAAGATCTTCCAGTTAGCCCAATGACCTCCTGCGTAGCCAATACCAGGCTCTACTGTGATAAGGTCAGGATGAGCATCACAAATAGGGCGAGTACCTGATCCCCAAAAAGGTAAAATGAAATCATGTTGTTGCTTCCTCTTTCCAACTTCTTCAATAGCATTCTTATAGAATGTTTGATATGCGTGATCACCCGTATTGAACTTAAAGAAGTTCTTTCTCCAGTCATAGGATCCATATGCTTTTTCTAGGTCGGCATTGGTAGTCACAGTAACGTGTTCATCGCATACTAGATCACTATCTTCATGACCATAATGAATTATCTCGTGCCCACGTTCTTTCATCATCTTGCCGAACTTTACTACCTTTTGGGTGTAAGCACAGGCAACATATTCTTTACTAGACACCGTGTGGGGCAAACCTAGAATATGAAATCGCATAATATATGTTGAGTGTATCCTATGTATTATACCATAGGATCAGCCAATCTCAAAGACTTGGATAGTACTAACATTACCCGATGGTTGAGTCGCAAAGAAACCACTACCAGAGCTTCTCCTAAACTGTGTAGAATATGTAATAGATCCCGTAGCTGTAGTTGCATCCAAGTAGGAAGAAGACCATCTATTTAATAGAGATGTGGTGGTCAATGGTGTGCCCGTACTGGCACTCAAAACTCCAATATCCGCATCAGCACTCAAAATTGTAGTGCCTCCCCTCTGTATTCTAATACCACCAACCGCAGAACTAGCCAAATATGATTGACTTACAAGAACAAGGATAGAACTAGTTGATAATTGCTTGGTGATAGTCACTGACAACGTTGAATTGATCCAAGTTGTGCTATTAGATATAGCCTGGGTGCCACTAGTATCGTCAGCAAAAGAGGAAATAACACCTTCACCAATAAATCTACCAGCAAATAATGTATTTGACAATGGTCTGTAAAATAATCCATTATCACTTTCTAGTCCGAGGGGTCCATTAACACCATCAACAATTATAACTCTATGATCATCATCAGTTCCTCCTGCTGTTGATACTTGAGACTCAATTGACAATGCGGCTTCATCTGCGCTTGCGGCATTACCATCAAAATCACCTATAAATTTTACAGTTGCTGTAATAATTGATGCTTCAATATTACCAGTAGTAGTGATATCACTAGTATTATCAAATACACCAGTTGCACCTGTAGAACCCAGTGGACCAGTAGCACCTGTAGCACCTAATGGACCTGTAGCACCTGTAGCACCTGCGCCAGTAGCCCCTTGAGGACCAGTGGGACCTTGAATTTTACCAACAGCATTCCAGGATGTACCATCCCAAACATAACCTTCACCCCCTTCATCAGCAACCAAGTATAAATCATTTACCTGATTACCAACTGTTGGTAGGTCAGCAAAGGTTGGTACTGTTCCCTTTACATTGATACTTGTTCCTGGAGCACCCGTAGCACCTGTAGAACCAAGGGGACCAGTAGCCCCCGGAATACCAGTGGCACCTAATCCGGTTGCTCCAGTAGATCCCAGAGGACCATCAAGACCTGTAGCACCAAAAGAACCAGTAGCTCCAGTAGGACCAGTAGAACCTGTTAGACCAGTGGACCCCAATCCTGTAGCACCTGTAGCACCCAAGGGACCAGTAGATCCTATGACACCTGTAGCCCCTAATCCCGTAGCACCTGTAGCACCCAATGGACCAGTAGATCCTGTAGAACCTAACAATCCAGTAGCACCTAGAGGACCAGTAGCACCCAAAGAACCAGTTGCTCCAGTAGAACCTAGAGAACCAGTAGCTCCAGTAGATCCAGATGTGCCTGTAGCACCAGTAGCACCAAATCCAGTAGCACCGGTAGCACCTCCAATTCCAGTAGATCCCCCAGTTCCAGGAGCACCAGTAGCACCAGTAGCGCCAAATGGACCAGTAGAACCTGCGAGACCAGTAGCACCTTCAAGACCAGTAGCACCTGTAGCACCTACACCAGTTGCTCCTGTGACACCAGTTGCGCCTGAAGATCCACTCTCTCCTGTGGCACCCCGAATTCCCGTAGCCCCAGTAGCACCAATTCCAGTGGCTCCAGTAGTACCTTGAAGACCAGTGGATCCTGTGGCACCCCGAATTCCCGTAGCCCCAGTAGCACCAATTCCAGTGGCTCCAGTAGTTCCTTGGGGACCAGTGGCACCTTGAATTCCAGTAGACCCAGTAGGTCCTGTTGCTCCAAACCCAGTGGCTCCAGTAGTTCCTTGGGGACCCGTGGCACCTTCAATTCCAGTAGATCCTGTAGGTCCTGTGGCACCAAATCCCGTAGCTCCAGTAGTTCCTTGGGGACCAGTAGCGCCGTCAATTCCAGTAGATCCTGTAGCACCTGTTCCACCTGACCCAGTAGCACCAGTAGTGCCTCGGGGACCAGTAGCGCCTTGAATCCCAGTAGACCCAGTAGGTCCTGTGGCACCAAATCCCGTAGCTCCAGTAGTTCCTTGGGGACCCGTAGCGCCATCAATTCCAGTAGATCCTGTGGCGCCTGTAGTACCAGCTCCTGTAGAACCAGTAGATCCTTGGGGACCAGTGGCACCTTGAATTCCAGTAGACCCAGTAGGTCCTGTAGCACCAGTAAGACCTGCCCCCGTAGCACCAGTAGGACCAGCAGTACCAGTAGCACCTGTAGAACCAAAAACTCCAGTAGCACCAGTTGAGCCAGTAGAACCTTGGGGACCAGTGGCACCAGTAGATCCAATTACACTAAGACCAGTGGCACCTGTTGAACCAAAAACTCCAGTAGCACCAGTAGTTCCTTGAGGACCAGTAGTACCAGTAGCACCTTGAACACCAGTACTACCTTGAGGACCTGTAGCACCACTAGCACCAATAAATCCTCTAGGTCCTGTAGCCCCTGGTACGCCAGTAGAACCTTGGGGACCGAGAGGACCAGTAGCGCCCTGTTGACCATTAGGACCAGGAGGACCAGGAATAATAGAGGCTAACCCAGTAGCTCCAATAGGACCAGTAGAACCAGTGGCTCCTGTAAATCCCGTAGCTCCCGTGGATCCTTGGAGACCAGTTGCACCTTGAATTCCGGTAGCACCACCAGAAGGACCAGGAGGACCAGGAACACCAGTACTCGTAAAGATAATTGCTTTAGATAATGTAGTACCAATACCAGTTCTTGTAGTTTTGGTTGATATAGCAATACCAACACCAGCAACAAAGGTAATAGCTTCCTCGCCATCTGGTATCAATGTTCCTTGACCTGCAACAAACCAAGGAGCAAATGATGATCCCAATCTAATGAATGCTTCACCATTCCCAGCATCTTCTACATTAAAGCCAGTATTTTCATCAAACGTTATTGTATTAATATTAGATAGACTTTCACCAATAGTACCACCAAAGCCCCGCGATTCTCTCACAGTCAAAGCAGTACCAGTACCACCCCCACCTAAAGCCAATAAGTCTTTTAAGTTAGTAGACTCAAATTCATCATTCTTTACATCAAATGTGACTATTTGGTTTTTGTCACCATTTAATGGGAGTCCAGCATACTCTAACTGACCGTTTCGGACAACACGTAGAGATCCATTTGATGGTACTTTTTTATTAATATAAGTCATATTAAGAGGTGTAAGTTAAGCGTCAACTACATTAGTAACAATCCCATCAGTAACAGTTATAGTTTTACCATCTGCTGTGGTAAAGATTGCGTTCACACCAACTGCCCTCACATCAGGTCCAGTAGCACCAGTAGCACCCAATCCACCATTATTTCCCTGTATTCCCTGAATACCTTGTGGACCAGTAGCTCCACCATCACCCTTGGGACCTTCAACACCAGTAGAACCAGGAGCACCGAGTGAACCACCATCTCCTTTCTCGCCCCGCACACCAGTAGCACCAGGAACACCTGTAGCACCAGTAGCACCTGTAGGACCACCACCGGGACCAGGAGGACCAGGAGGACCAGCAGGACCGCCGAAAGGACCAGGAGGACCAGGCTCGCCCTGATCCCCAGTAGAACCCCGTGGACCAATAGAGCCAGTAGCACCTGTACCACCACTTGTGGGACCCTGTGGACCCACAGGACCTGTAGCACCAACTAATCCTTCAACCCCCTGTAATCCAGCTATACCTTGATTACCCTGCAGACCTGTGGCACCTTCAATTCCAGCAGAACCAGGTGTTCCACCAGCACCAGGAAGACCCGTAGCACCTGTAGCACCTGTACCACCAAGCTCACCAAGACCTGTAGGACCAGTCAATCCAGTGGCACCAGTAGATCCAAATGTACCTTGTGGACCTGTGGCACCTGTAGAACCAGCAGTACCATTTGTGCCAGGATTACCAGGAATACCGTTTGTACCAGGATTTCCCTGTAAACCTGCGGGACCTGTAGCACCACCAGGATCGCCCTGAGGACCTGTAGAGCCAGTAGCACCTAAACCAGTAGAACCTTGAAGACCAGTGGCACCAGTAGCTCCACCAGGAGAACCTTGAGGACCTGTAGCACCTGTTGTTCCAATTATTCCATCAATACCAGTAGCACCAACAGCACCAGTAAATCCAGTAGCACCTGTGGCACCACCAGGATCACCTTGAATACCAGGAAGACCAGCCGCACCACTAGGTCCAGTTGCTCCAGCTAGACCAGGAGTACCAGGAATACCAGTAGAACCTGTAGCGCCACCAGGAGAACCAGCAGGACCTGCGATACCAGTGGCGCCAGTAGCACCACCAGGAGAACCAGCAACACCAGTAGCACCTTTGGATATACCAGCAACCTGAACATTCCAAACTTGTGCGATATTATCAGCACTACCTACAGGGACTTCGTATAAAGTATCTACTTGACCAACATATAGCCAAGAGTTAATGTCTGCGTAATAATGACCACCTGCTACATTAAACCTAAAATCGTTTATTGAGCCCGTAATTTGTGCTTGGAAATAGAATTCAGTAAAGGCTCCACTATTAGCCAAAGGATCAAAGAAGAACTGTGTTACATCTTCACCCAAAACATCAGTTGGAGAGAATGCCAAATACTTTGGATATCCGTTGAACTCAAAGTTATAGTCAATAGTTAGGTCTCCATCAGCACTAGGATACGAAATATTTACTGTAGAGAATACAAATGTTACGTTAGTTGCTGCCTTGGTTAATGTAATTGTACCCGCATCAAGAACTCCACTACCCCCTGTTGACTCAACTAGGATAGTGAAACATTCAACACCAGCAGAATTGACGAGACCACCGTTAACCTTAACTTCAAAGATATAAGATCCAGTACCAGAAGCTAGTGTGATCGTATTACCCCGTACCAATCCACTTAAGAATGCCGTTTGATCATTAAAGCTTTGATCAAATTTTGATACTTTAAATATTTTTAGATTAGAGCCCGTGGAATCTGCGATTAAAGCTGCGTTGTTAGCAGTTAGAACTGATACTGTAGTTTCCCACTGGTTCGTAATACCACCAGAAGGACCTACGATACCCGTAGCACCTGTAGAACCAAGGAAACCTCTAGGACCTAGAGGACCTGTAGGACCATCACTACCAGTGGCACCAGTAATTCCTGTGGCACCAGTAGAACCCAATGGTCCAGTAGAACCAGTAGAACCATCAGGACCTGGGACTAGAGACGCTTGACCTTGGGGACCAGTAGCACCATTAGCACCAGTAGAACCAGTTATACCCGTGGCTCCAGTAGTACCAATAACACCTGTAGCACCAGTAGCACCACCAGGATCGCCTTGAGGACCAGTAGATCCAGTTGTTCCAACAGGACCAAGTTCACCAGTGGCTCCTGTACTTCCAGTTAAACCAGTAGAACCAGGAAGACCACCAGGACCGAAAGGACCAGTAGCACCGGTAATACTTATACCAGTAGCACCTTGTGGACCAACTATTCCAGTGGATCCAATGTCACCCTTAATTCCAGTAGCACCTGTAGAACCAACACCAGTAGAACCCAAAGGACCAGTACTACCAGTAGCACCACCAGGTGAACCTTGGGGACCAACAGGACCAAGTGAGCCGGTAGCACCAGTAAGACCGGTGGCACCAGAACCAGTCGCCCCACGAGGACCTTGTAAACCAGTAGCACCAGTAGAACCACCAGGGGATCCAGCAGGACCTTCACTGCCAGTAGCGCCAGGATTTCCAGTAAGACCAGCAATACCAGTAGCACCAGTAGCTCCACCAGGAGAACCTTGAGGACCTGTGGCACCAGTAGAACCTAAAGGACCTGTACTTCCTAGAGGACCTGTACTTCCAGTAGCACCTAGAGGACCTTGGGGTCCAGTGGCACCACCAGGTGATCCATCAGGACCAGTAGCTCCTGTTAAGCCAATAAAACCTTTAGGTCCTGTTGGTCCCCTGAGACCAGTAGAACCAGTTTTTCCTTTTTGCCCCTTAAAACCAGTAGCGCCTGTTGCGCCAAATCCAGTAGATCCAACGGAACCAGTAGCGCCTGTGGCTCCTATACCCGTTCCTGGACCTTGGGCAGACCAATATTTACCACTCCAAAAGTAAGTGATATTTGTAGAAACGTCTGTAAACAGATCGCCAATGTTTGGATTTGCTGGAAATTGAATAGCCATTACTAGTCAATAATAAAACGGGTGCTGGTGTATTTAGGTGGGTTGAAGTAGGGGACTATTCTTCTTCAAAATTAATAGAATTACCAATATTGTCAGTTAGACCTGATGTGAGATCATTTAAAAGAGTATTTGTAGCAGTATTGGCAAGCCCACCCACAGTCTGATTGAGATCAAATCCCATAAAATCACCCACAGTTTCAGTTAGACCACCACTTAAACTACTAACAGTAGAAGTAAGACCATCTGTAAGACCACCTACAACATCATTAAGACCACCTGTAAGCCCACCAATGGCTCCATCAGCAATTCCACCAAGACCTCCAGTAATTCCACCAAGGGCACCATCAACCACACCACCAAGAGTGTCACCTACAAGACCGCCAGCAAGATCACCAAGACCGCCAGTAAGACTTCCTAAAGCACCACCAGCAAGATCACCAAGACCGCCAGTAAGACTTCCCAAAGCACCACTAGCAATTCCACCAAGACCTCCAGTAATTCCAGTTAGTGCTCCACCAATAGCCCCATCAACTAATCCAGAAAACAAACTAGGAGATGATATTAAACCACCAGCTAGATCCGTAAGACCTGAAAATGGTGAGAGTAATGCCCCAAAAGCACCAGCAGGAAGACCAGTATCCTCAAATACTCTAGTAGCCCACTGCGCAGCGTCGTCTAATAAGTTTCCCTTAAGACCACTCTTCTCTAAAACATTACCTGCTATAAGAGTACGACCAGATCCAGATTTAATACTGACATTTCTACCAGCAACTATATCAATATCCTCATCAGCTTGTAGGGTAATATCTTTGGCGCGAATACGAACTCTACCATTTCTATCGGCATTAATACATACATCTCCATTCTTGCCTTGGATTAAAATATCAACCCCAGAAGATGTTGCTTTTTGTCCACCAACAATTTCAATAGTTCTGTCATTGTAGATGTGAAAGTTTCCATTCTCCCCCAAACCCACAAGGTTTACATCTTCTTCCTTATCGGTCACCCCATATATTTCATATATTTGACTACCAGCAGTAGTAGTTTGTGGATTACATACATCTATTCTAAAATTAGAACCAAAACTATGTAATGATCTTTTTTCCCAATTAGCAGTCATAGTTAGCTCTCAACACAATCAATAACTTGAACAACTTCTGTCTGTAGAAGTCTTGGAGTGAGACTATCAGAAATCTCACCAGCAGCAATTTGCTCTGCCGTAGGTAGTCTCACTAGGACTGGTGTATAAGTCAGTCCACTACCAATAATGGCATTAGCTACAAATTTACCATTAGCATCATATATTTTACCTGTATTTATTGGTTCAGAAGCAATTGGACTATCGTTAACAAGAGTTCCCCCAGGAGGAATTGGGGGATCTACGGAAGGTATATTGATGATAAGTTCATTACTATCAACATCATTAGGGATTTGAACGATATTAATTGGTAATATATTAATTACCGTTCCTCTTTCATTAGGAAGTATTTCATATCTTCCACCATACTGATCCTGTACGATACCAGGAGAATAACCAAAGCCGCCAGTGATTATCTGTACATCATTCACAACAAATAACTCCTCACCAGATGATGGATAGCCCTCTCCAGGAGTTACAATATAAATTCTAATTACTTTACCCTCCCTATTGATAACAGACCTTGCTACAGCACCAATCCCAAGCCCACAGTTGTCTGTAATCTCCACAAATGGTGGGTATATATAACCTTCCCCACCATTAGTTACTTCGATAGAAACAACGCCACCTTGCTTATTGGTGATAGTTCTTTCATCTACAGTATCAACATACCTACCAACAAATGCCTCTGCTGTAGCACCTTCACCTCTTCCTCCAAAAATTTGAACTTGTGGTCCAAAACAAGTTGTAGGGAGATCTGTTGTACAATTAGAGATCGCACTAGTATTGCCAGAATATTCACTCAAGAATGGGAAATCACCAAATTGCCTGGTCAAACTATCAGCAGAACCAGTAATTTCTTCTATAGCCCCATTAGCAACGTTAGCTGCTTTAAGTATATCATCCAAAATATCACCAATACTGTCAGCAGCACCAAGACCAACAATATATTCTTTCACAAGTCCACTACATTTATTACCACTCTGATTCAATGCCAAAAGCCCCCCAGCAAAATCTCTAACAATATCTATAGTGGATCGTAGGGCATCTTCAGTACTAAATCCACCACTCAAAATAGTCGCCACAGCTCTTAATAATGGAGAAACACCATCATCAATATCATTAATAATTGAATTAACTAGAGCCGAATTAAATTGAGCACCAGCACAGCTACTAAAATTTTCGTTGTTTTCAATAGTATCTCTAACTAGGTCTTCAATTTTTGTTAGCATACCAGAGACTACTTCATTTGCTATCAATTGAATAGCTTCTTGTAGTATTAAAATTGGCGGCTGTAAAGCAATTAGAACAGCTTCCGCTGCCAATTTAGCTTTAACAGGATCTTGAGTTGCTGCTAGAACTGCGGCAAATGTTTTTTTGTATAACGCACTCAATCCGGCATTCAATAAAGGAACTAACCCATCAAATAAGTTGAATATCATTTCTCCAACATATGGATTCACTAGAGCATGTACTCTATCAATTGTACCGGCAATCATAGACTCAACACGAGCCACATTGTCAGTAAATTTTTGAATTTCTGCCAGTAAGTTATTAATCTCATTGGTTACAGCAGAAGCTTTATATCCATTGGGATCACAAGTATCTGCCAACGCAATTTTACTACCAACAGCAGATGCTAATTTGTCAGTTCTCTTTGATGGTTGGCTATTTACATTATTTTGATTGGATTCATCATCAGGAACTTTACTATTTTTATTTTTATTTTCTGTAAATCCACTATGTGGTAGATATCCCGTTTTTCCGTTTTCGGATGGATCACCATTAGATACTATATCAGTTCTTGGAAGAATTCCAGTAATGACTGGTTGCTGTTCATCTTCATCATAATAAGCAACGCTAACAGTATCGCCCTGATTTAATGATGGGGTCTGCGCATAATTGGCGGCACCAGAGCCTGCGGTAACAGGCAGCAATACTTGAGCCCACGGTAAGTCATCATCGGATAATACATTCTTATCTGGAGGATGTTTATCAAAAATACGAACTTTATATCTCCAAGACCATCCACCACCAGCTAATTGTGATTGCTGGGGTTCTGTTGGAGCAATTCTGCCGAAATAAAGTCTCATGATTACTTCTGTCTTTCGCCGTAAGTGTCTCTGGTCAACATCATAGATGTATAGGAAGTTCTTGGATCATAATGATGACACAATTCCTTTATCATATATATACCGCTAATTTGGGTTCTATCTGGCTCCGTTAGTTCACTATCACCAATACTAGCGAATACACACTCTATTAAATCCCCTGCGTGTAAATTTGTATTTAGGGGAACCTGAATACTAACCGATTGAGCAAACAGAGAATTATATCTCATTTTTCTTTGAGATGAATATAATGTTGGATCAAGATTATTTTTAGTACTTACTTTTGGATTAGCAGTACCCTTATCAAAAGTTTCTGTGATAATTTTAGTTGGGAATTTGGATAAGTCAATATTACCTAATTTTGGTGTTTCCTCATTAAGTGGCTCACCTAGAGTTGGAATAATTCCATAATTCTCTTGACTAAAGATATTATCAACAGTAACATTAAATGAAACTGGATCAAAAAACCTCCTAGCTGAAGCGATAACTCCTTTGCGCAGATCTTCAGCTAAACTTCCAGCTTGATTTATAACAAAATGATTTATTTTATAGTCCAGTGAAGTTAGATCTCCTCTTGGCTTGAAATCAACAGGGGATCCATTATATTCAGTATAAACATATTTGGGCACATGAACTGACTGTGCTACCAGATTGTCTATAGACTTAAATGCGAATCCTCTCCTGGTCTGATAGAAAAAGAATCCTGCTGATGAATTTCCTGTTTCTGAAGTTATACTACCCTCCGAATTAGCTTTACTTGCTAATTTCATTATCGCCTCAAATGGCTTCATCTGACTTCCCCAGAAACCATAATTTACTGAGGTTGGATCAATATCACTCTCAATTGAAGACTGAAAACTTTCAGAAATTATATTCTCTACGTGATCACTAATTCTAGTTGACTCACCATATTTTTTCTCAAGAAATACCATCTCATTCATGTAAGCTTCTTTAGAAAATAAATGAAGCTTGAAGAATTCCGACCTATCGTCTCTAATTAACTCAGTAATATCATTAACATATAACGATCTTCTGGTGGCATAATCTAAATCTTGATTTGTTGCTGAGTTACTCTGAATAAAAAGTTCTACTTCCTCACCTTTACGAATCTTCATTCCCTCGTATAAAGAAACATATTTACCAGTTGAATCACTCTTAATTGCTCCACCAGAATTAGCAATTTGAATCGTACAAGAAACTGTGGGGCACAAGATATCCTCAAAGAAATCAATAGACGTCGCAGCTAGTCTAAAATCTGCAGTCCTATTTTCCTTTTTAATTGTAATTACTCTATAGAGAGATGGTCTAATTGACATTCCAACACAGATTCACCTACACTATTTATTCCCTAGAAATATATTCTTTCTGGGTCATTAATATTGTATTATTAATAATCTTTGCTCCTCCAGTCTTGATAGAAGCTAATCCATCCAACAAAACGTTTTTTGCTCCCGATAAGGTGCTATTTACATTACTTGGAGCAGCAGTTTCTTTCTTTGAAAGTTTCTTGCCAATGCTTATCATATTGAGATATGGAGTTGGATCAATCGCACGACCATCCTTACCACCAATATAAACCTCATAATGGAGGTGAATACCAGTACTGGTACCTGTACTGCCAATCTCACCAATAGCTTGCCCAGTATAGGAATCACCTTTCTTTACATAAATGGATTTGAGGTGGGCAAACATATAACTCTTCCCAGTTTCCTTTGAAGTGATAATTACAAAGTAACCATATCCACTCCCATCAAAATCTACTCTAGTAACTTCACCAGAAGCTTTCAATGCTACCCTATAACCAGCTCCAGGAGGAGCTAGATCAATACCATTATGCATTTTGTAACCACCAAGTGTAGGATGCTCTCTCCAACCATATTTACTAGAAGTTATAATTTTACCAGACTTTCCACCCTGAAATTCATCAACAACTTTAGATGTTCCAGTGGCAGCTGCTGCTGGCTGTGGTGCCTGAACTGCTGGTGCTGGTTTAGTTTCAGGTCTATTTGATGATGCCCCTTGAGCTTTTGAATAAAAATCCATAATTTCACTTTCCTTCTTTCCACCTTGCCCATAGAAACTACTATTTGTTCCAACTTTACCGAATTTATCGGGACCCATAAGATTCGGGAAAGAAGCAAAAACAGGAGCTAATTTATCAATACCTTCTCTAGTAAGAGGGGAATCAATTTCGGAATCCTTCATTCCAGCTTGTGCTTTTATATACTGAGCAATAGCCATTTTATCCTGGTTTTCAGGAGTAAACTTAGCCTTTGATGGGTCCAATCCAGCTTTTACTGCGGCAAGTTCTGGTTCCAACATTTGATACTTACCTACAGCAAAGCTGTAGTCATACTTTGTACCATCCCAGAACCTTGCTCGGGGATCTTTATTCCTTTGCCTTTTTTTCTGCTCTGCAACAACCTGATTAATGGTCAGCTTAGCTAAATCCAAGTCAGTTCTACCACCAAACCAAGTATTATATCCTTTAGGACCTGAAGTTCCCTCAGCCCAAGAAATTGTATCTAAAAGTGCCTGACGATTTGATGTTTTACCAGATTTAGAGTCTTTGCCAACAGCAGGTGTTTGTGGTTCGGCAGCTGGCTCCTCATCTTTAAATTCTTTATCAAGTTCAGCACGTATTTTTTTTACATTATCCTCACTTTTAAATTTCTCTAGAATATAATCTAGCTCCTCCTCCTCTCTTCCCCAGACTGCTCCCATTTCACTGACGGATGTAGATATATCCTCAAGATTTTCATCCAATTCTTCTTTAGCAGTTTCAATCCTGCCTGATTTATCCGTAAAATCAAACTCCTTTATATTTTTTACAAAGGCACTCAAAATTTTACCAAGAGACTTAAATGTGGATCCTACTGAAGTAATAGCTCTTTTCACAAATCCAGTAAATACTCTTACCTTCTTAATAAAAATTTCAACCTCCTTAATTATCTTAGGTAAGTTATCAACAACCCAAGCAGCTATAAGCTTCCATAAAGAAGCTAATGGTTTTTTAACAACTACATCTACAAGTTTAGTTGCTGCAGGTGCAATTCCTCTCTCTCTCTTCTTTTCCCTACTTTCTCTTCTTTCAAGCTCCTCAGTATCTCTCTCCTTTCTCCTCTGACTTAGATTTTCATTTTTAATTTTTAAACTTGTAGCTTTAATTTTATCTCCAGTAGATGATATGACAGAATTGGAAGTAGAAGCTACTCCTTTAAGAAAAGATTTTGAACCTCTTACTAAAGTTTTAGCAATTCCTATTGCTTTTGTTGCGACAGCGGGATTAGCCATTAGTTAGCACCTACCTCAGTTAACTGATATATCTTACCAGCAAGTTGTCTGTAAATATCAGTCTGGGGATCTCTAGTATTAATTGGTTTAACTTCCTGCTGTGGAAGAATTTCCTCTGGCTTCTCTTTTTCCATACGGGTCATAATTGGAGGAAGCTCCTGCAAGTTAAACGTACTCGCTGGAAGACCACCAGACAATTGCATTCCATCTGGTGTACTAAAGCTACCAGCATCGATACGATCTCCTGGAGTAATTTTAATAGACTTGTCGGGGTGAGTTGTTTTATTATCTGAGGCAGGAGTAATCGTAGCTGTATTATTATTGTTAGTAATATTTTCAATAATATTACCATAATTAGCAGCCATCGTCTCATCAGACGTGGTTTCCATTCCAGCCATCGTCATCCCAGCTTTAGCCAAAGCATCAGCTGTATTTGCAGCAAGAATACTACCAATAAGACCACCTAAAATGCCACCAATACCAGTTCCAAGACCAGGAATTGGGATTGCTACGGTTCCAATGCCAGCACCAATAACAGCACCAGCTTTCATTCCCACCATACCGGAAATACCAGAAGCAAGTCCTCTAATAAGAGCCTCTTGATTACCTTGACCACCTGCTTTATTGAGTGCTATGTCAACCGCAATACCAACACCAGGAAATCTCAAAAGAGGTCTTAATATCCTCCCAATACCACCTAATAATTTTTTACCTGCCCCTCCAGCTATTCCAGCTTTCTCAAATACACTGGTTAATAGATTTCTTATTCCTTTCTCTCTAGATGCTTTACTACCCTTCTCAATACCTTCTTTAGTGGCGTATGCCTGTAGGGGATTCAATTTCCCCATTGCCTTTTCACCAAAACTACTAATATTATCTTTTAATCCACGCGCAAAGTTAGAAGCACCCTCCCGCATCTTATCAAAGCCAAGTTTACCACCAACGTTGCTAGCAAAAGATTTAACTTTACTCCCACCCTGCCTCAACTTATCAACAATATTCCCAAATAATCCCTTTGGTTTAGTTACCTTGGCATTTTTAGCAGCTTGGGCAGATTTAAGACCACCACTAAGAGTATTTTTGGCACTCTTGTATAAATCAAATAACTTACTTCCTAATTTTTTTATCCCATTAAATATTGCACCAGAGACTCTAGCTGTTACGTCAATTATTGAGTCAAATACTTTTCTAGCAATTCTAAATGCTGTACCACCGATTTTAGCAGCAATTCTAAAAGAAGTAGATGCAACCTTCCTAACACCTTTTAATATTCCCCTTACAATACCATCAAATATATTAAAAATACCACGAACATTCGGCAATATGCCAGCAACAGCGGTACTAAAACTATCAATACTTAAATCAAATGACTTAATACTATCGAGTATTTCTGGTAGATTATCAACCAGCCAAGCACCACCTAATAGTAATAATAATCTTTTCAGTTTATCCCAAAAACTCATAACCTTTCCGGTTACGGCATTGGCAGTTTTCTGTAGTGGTGCCATTGCTGCGGCAGCAGCCTTGGACAATCCCTCAACAAAATTCTCTCTGGATTGTCTCTTAGTCCTTTCAAGGTCTAATGAAGTTTGTCTAGTCTCTTGCTTTTCAGTTTTTAATTCTTGATCTCTCTTGTCAGAGATAATTCTATAAAGATTTTCAATAGACTTTTTATTACTCTGAGCCTGATCAGAAATATTAGTTGCTGATTGTTGAAAATTATTATTTAATGTCTGCGTTATAGTTGCAAATTTATTAGCAACAACAATAGCCGATTTTGGCTGTACGCCACCGGCTTTATCGGATCCACCACTATTTCCACCACCCATTCCACGTGAAGCGCGGAACATAGCGATTCTTTGTTGTTTTGTCAGGTATGCCCCCGATTGAGGATCAACACCTGAATTAGCAGCTCCAAATAAACTCATTTGTAGTATTACTGTTGTGCTATGCGCTGTTCTTCTTCCTCAATCCAGTTCTTTAGTAGAGTGACATAAATGTCTCTTTCCCAAGGGATTAGATCTTCAATGTCTCTAAGACTGTATTTATGGTGTTGAATAAGTGCAAAGTTTGTTTTATAGTATGACTCAAGATCTTCGTGAGCCATACTTATGCGAAAAAAGATCCTAGCCCCTCAAGTACAACATCACTAGTCACCTTGGTTTCTGGATTAGTAACCTGAATAGTATGACTTAGTTTAGGCATTGTTGTAAAGAACTTTTCAATTCCTTCAAACTGCTTTGGCTCTAAATCTTCTACCCACTCAAGCAACTCCTCCTTTGATGATTCACTTGCTGCCCAGGACTCGTCTTCAGAGAAAATCATACTAATGCAAGATGTGATTAGTTCCAGACTATCCATAATACTGATGTCTTCTTGATCTGCACCCATAACAGTTTCAATATTGGGATACTTCATCTGAATAGAATACGTATCATCAATTTTAACTTTGTCTGAATGCTCATCATCAAAAACAACTTTTACCTCATCCAAGAAAATTGTCTGGGTTACCTTAGTAACACCATCATCTGGACAAGTAATAATAACTTCAACATCTTCTCCAATAGACTTGCCACGGATAGATAAGAATAAGTATTCAATGTCAAAAGTTGCTAAATTTTCTGTAGAAAATTGTTTAGTAAGAACACATGCCTCAATAACATCTTTAATCCCCCTAACCATTTCACCTTGATCATTAGACTCACGAGCTAAGATAAGAACCTTTTCTTCCTTAACAAGGAAGGGACGGAACTTAATCTTTTTACCCGTAGAAGGCACAATGGCTTCATGGGTCACCTTGGCAATCTTTGGAAGAGCCATAATATAGTAAAAGGAATGCTATAGTTATTTAGGAGGTTAATTTTGATATAATCTCATCAAAGGTAGAGCTAAAGCAGATTGAACTTCCATTGGCTTAAGCATATAGAATGGAGTTGTATTACCGTTAAAATTATAATTCCTCGGTTTTCCTATATGAAGATTTACACCCGACCAACCCCAATCATAAACACCCGTAATTTGAACGATTGGGTACCTATCACTTAATATGTTCGGAGTAAAGGCAAAATAAACATATACATATACTTTTCCTGGTATAGGCATATTTGTTTGAGTATCACTCAATAATGGAATTAAATCATCCATTATATCTTCAGCATATTCCGTACCATCTATTTCATCCAATAATGGGCGAATCCTATCAGGAGATTTTTTCTTCTTTTTAGCCATCAGGGACTCGTATTTTTAGTATTGGCTGCCCTAATGGTATCTGAATTTACATATTCGGAGTTAAATCCATACTTGGAAATGTCTCGCATATCGTTGAGGAATTGATTTAAGTAAGATGGTCTTAATATAAAAATTTCTCGCTTCTTATCGTTTTTATTAGTTTCATACTCAAAATTGGTAATACCCACTATAGGTGAAATTGTTTGAAAGGGATTGTCTGGATTTTGTATTGTAAAATTAGGAGCAACAACAACTCCCGCAGGGTAAATCAATCTCCCACTACTATCCCTAACCTCTGTACTCACATAGTGATTAATATTATTTGCGGCAGTACCGTACTTATCAATAACATAATCATAGAGTTGCTGAACGGTAATAGGATAATCGTTTTGATAATTTATGATGTTGGCTGTCACTAAAACAACCCAGTCATATTCAGAAGCCCCATATACATTATATGCTATTTGATCTGGTCTCTCATCTCCACGAATATTATATTTCTGAAAAACAGTAAAATTACTCTGCAGGTCGTCTCTTAACTTACCCCTGAGAAAAATATTTTTCAGTAATAAGTAATCCTGCGATCCAGTACTAGAAGTTAAAAAGTTTTGATACTCAATATTTGGTAACTGTCTAAAATATGACATTAGAATCCAACTCCACTATCAATAGATCTATAATCTTCATTATATACAGGACTCAACTCTCTAAATCTTAGTTGCATTTGCATTTTTACTGGTGTGCCATCACTATAAGTAGCATATGATCCCGTTCCAACATAATTAACATTCATCCCAACTAGAGCAGACTGTTTTATAGAATATAAAAACGGATGTGCTCTAGGACCTTGCATAAAAACAGGCTGAAAAACATCTGGTGCTTTGATAAATATACCTCTACCACCACCACTAGAAGCAGTACTTTTGGCAGCCATAGACTGTTTGAAGGTAGAAATAATTTGCAGAATCTCATTCGATTCGCTAGCGTCTCTTGGTGTGAGAGTAAATGAATAATTAAATTCTCTCAAGATAACACCTTTAAATAAGAGCTCTAGGTTTGGATTTAATACCTGCCCAGTAGTCCTACTAACCAAAGACTGTGAATCAATATTACCACCAAAAATATTAACTGCCTCACCAATTAATGCCTTTTTAACAGCCTCACGTACTGCAGGATCTAGAGCTGCTGCCCCAGCACCATTAACGAACTTATCGACCGCACCTGCTAGTTGTTGCTTCTTATCTACGTTATCCTTTCTTACGCTAGTTAAAATATCATCTAAAGCTTGTACACCTGCAAGTTGAAGAGAATTTAAAGTATCAGTATCCCAAGTAACAGCATTTGAGTCTGAAATATTATCAGGCATTGGCAAAATAATATTTGATAATGATTTTTTTAAATTTCTAGTACCTTTACTTCCTCCACCAGCAAAAATTTGGCTAAGAGTCTTTCTCCCACTATTCTGCCCCACACTATTAGGTGGTTCATAATTAAACACACCCACCATAAAATAATCATTATTGCCCGAAGCAATATTGGTGGGATACTGAAGTGTTTTACTTAATGCCATAGTTCTTCAGCTTTTTTATATTTAGTTGGTGAATAAGTTTAAAATATCTGAAACAGGTCCAGCTATTCGGTTAATTGTGTTAAGTGTGTTGCCAAATCCATTGAAATTTAAATCAGAGAATGCATTAGTCAGACCTGATTCTAAATTATTTCCAAATCCTCTAACCGTATCATATGATAGGATAGAGCCTGCAATATATCTATCATATCTAAACTCACAATTAACTCTGGTTAGCTCACTAGTAGGACCATACCTAACTGGAGTTGATGATAGATTGATTGGAAATAGCCCAAGGAATGAATATTCCATCACTCTCTGAACATCGGATTCAAACTTATATATTTTTGTGGAATCACATTTGTATCCACTGATAGGATCATTTGGATAATTCATCCTATATGTATAGTTTCTATCAGCATAGTCTAGGAATCCGTTTCCACTAGCAACATATTCCATCCAGTGCTCTAAAAATTTTAAAGACCTGTAGTTACTGTCACAATAAAATTCCAATGAAAGGGAAGTAAATACCCTTCTATGCGCCATTGTCTCTGTAATTCCCGTAAAATTAGTAGACTCAGTTCCTGCCAAAGATGAACCAGGAAGTTGAGCGCTGTAGCACAACAAACCAGAATCTTCGGATATAAATGCACTATCTACTCCACGGGACCCAAGATATCCCCTGAGTCTTGGAGATAAGCCACCAAACTGTACTTGATAGTAATTTGATCTTGACAAATTACCTATCAGGGGTTTGACATCTTCTATGTTTAGCTGTCTAGGCACGCTAAATACTGATAAACTACCTACTCTATTTATGTCCTATAAAGGAATCTATAAACCACAAAATCCAAAAAAGTATATTGGCAATCCAAATCAAATTATATATAGATCCCTATGGGAAAGAAAGTTTTGCGTATATTGTGACACCAAAGAGGCTATAAAGCGTTGGGCATCAGAGGAAATTAATATACCATATTATAATCCAGTAAAGAAAAGACGTGCCAGGTATTATCCAGACTTCTACATTGAATCCATAGACAAACAAGGCAACTTAAAAAAGATACTGATTGAAGTAAAACCCCTAAGAGAAACAAAGCCCCCACAATACAAACGTCGTACAAAGAACGTTCTTATTGCAGAGGCTATGTATTCCCAGAACCAGGCTAAATGGAATGCTGCTAGAGAATTCTGTTTAGATCAAGGTTGGGAATTTAAAATTATGACCGAGAAAGAACTCGGCGTGTAATCATTCGTCAGCTAGTGATTGGTAAAACCAGCTAAGAGAATTCTCATCGTCATCACTAGAAGCAGGTTCTGGTATTGATGTTGTTGGTAGTTCAGGCTCACTATAGGCTGCTACTTCCTTCTTAAAGGCAGGACGAGCAGAGCGTAATTGCTCCTCAATGTCCTCATCACCAGAATCCTCTTGGGCAGCTGGGCGGCTGCTAGGAGCACCTAAGCCTAGGACTTGATTGAGACGCTTCTTAAGAACTTCATACTCTTTGAACTGATCTGGAGCCACTAGCTCAGCTAGTGAATTCTCTGTTTTCCATAGTGCTTCTAAGGCGTCGTCATCGCCACCTAGGAGGGGCTCTACCTTACCAAACTCAGAGGAGTCATAGTTGCGGTAACCACCAACGCTCTTAGCCTTGAGCTTGAAGTTAGCGCCTTCCCAGAAGTCGAATGGGTTGATTGCTTCCTCGTCTTCGAACTCAGGCTGCATAGCAGACATAAGCTTGTCGAAGATTTTCTTACCAAACTTATAAAGGAATACTTTTCCGTCATTCTGTGGATTTTCAGGATCCTTTACAACGTAAATGTTGGCAATATAACTAAGCTTACGTTTTTGCTTACGGGCTTGCTCTTTACCAGAATCTTTACCATTATTCCAAAGTTCACTGTTGAACTCGGATACTGGGTCCTTCTGGTTCATTGTTGTAAGACTGTTCTCGATATACCAGCCACCTTTTGCCTGGAAGGCGTGGGAGTACATCTTGACGAACGGCATATCCTCATTCTCTGGAGCGGGGAGGAAACGGATAACTGCGTAACCGTTTTGGGCTTTATCACATTCTAGCTTCCAGTAACCGTCGTCGTTGTTACTGCCGCCTGAGTTATTCATCTTCTCTACTTCCTTGACGAGCTTCTGAGTTAGAGAGCCTAGAGATGATTGCTTTTTGAGATCTTTAAATGACATAGGATTGTTCGGATTGATTGGATAACTGGCTGAACTTGTTTATTATAGAGCATAATAGATGGGATGCCAAGCCCAGTAGACAGTTTGTGGATTAGAACATAGTTGTTGGTGGAGTTTCACCACCAGGTTCTTCATCATCTGGATAGCGACCATACTTACTAAAATAATCTAGTTCAAATTCAATTTCATCTAGACTAGAAGCAATTTCATCAAACACACCCATTGGGTTCTCTCTATCAACAATATGACCATACTCCTCAAAATGTTTTAATATTTCACCCAATAAAGCTTTAGCATCTGGAGAGTCGGTTAATGTACAACGAAAGCACATATTTCTCTGTTTAGACATTAGCTTACGGAGAATGTCTAGATTATTTTGCTGTTCTTCAATACTGGCAAAACTACCATATTGGGCAAAAGCCAAAACGGAGTCTTGTAGTTCAAGTATCTGTCTAAGTGAATCTGCTACTACTTCAGATTGAAAAAAATTGTCTTCAGGCATTGATAAGGTTTCTCAAAATAGTTTTGCATTTAGTAATGTCAATGTTAATAAACGGACGATACTTTTTTACTTTAAAGCTGACAGTTTCCCAAACAGGATCAGTTAACTTTGTGTCTATTTTAGCACAAAACCCAAAAATTATCTCCAATATTGTTAAGGTTTCAATTGATATGTCTCCGCCCAAATATCTTTTTATTATTGGTGGGTGCCCCTTACTTACATCAAATAATTCAGGTAATGTATATTCGCCCAACAATGTAGAGCACTCTTGACCAAATAGGTAAGTAAGACTTTGATATTTTTTTGAAAGATTTTTATAGTTTCTCTCACCACTCTGCATAATTTCACCAACCCAGACGGCAGAAGGATTCTCGGTGGCTACAAAATTTGCAATAAAGTACATTTTGACTTCATCGTCTGATAATTTACGACTCATACGTTCAAAGAAGTACTTGTCTTTTCTTTTGTTGAATGCTGCTACAGAGGCTTTTGTTTTACCGTGGTATCTAAAAAAGTCAAATTTCGCATCAGTAAAGTGCTTTTTCATTGCTAGGTAGGTTGTGTAGACATCATACGGTGTCATAATTCCTCTGCGTAATCTGCTATTCATTCTGTGAGTTATAGGGGTAGTTTAGCCTTGCTAGCACCAACATTCTTCATAAAGTTTAGATTGGTTGCATCAACTTTAAGTTTCTCTTTGAGTGGCTTTGTCATAAGCTTGGATACTGATTCTACCTCAAGATTCTCCTTTTCGCAATAGTGAATAATTGCCTCTATGTAATTTAACTTTTCATTAAGAACAATTTTTTCAATAATATAAGAAAATTTAATCGGTGTTAGAAATTTTTGCTGTAAGGCTTCTTCTAATTCATTTTTGATACTCATAAGACTTCCAGTTTGTCGTTTACAAATTTGCGAATGTATGTATCAAGTTTAGGGATCCACTTATATACATCTTCTTCATATACTTTAAGCTCACCATCCTCACAAGCCATAATAATAACAAGTTTTTTGGCTTTGATTCCTGTTAGTTCATACAACATACAAGCGTAGGCTGATGCTTGAACAAAATATCCTTCAACCCACTTTAGGGGCTTTGGAGATTTGGAGGTCTTAAAGTCAATGATAGAAAGTTCCCCGTCATAATCAGCAATACAGTCAGGTGTTCCGGCAATACCAAGAAGCAAGCTATACATTGCTCGTTCTTGGACAATAATATTGTCAATCTTATTAAGGGCTGGCTTTGCAGTATTAAATAAGATCTGGGAGATAGGAACCTTCGCCTTGGGCAACGGTTCATTCTGTAAGTAATGTTCCGCTAAGAGGTGCATATCTGTACCCCTAGTGGTTGCTCGTTTAGATACACGGTTGGCTTCTTCCTCACCAACACGTTCTCTCCATTTCATGATACCCTCTCTACTCCAATGAGAAGTAATAGAGGTAATAGAAATAAGCTTAATTAGTTCACCCTCGGTATTGGGGGCAGTATAATACCTAACCCCATCGATGGTTTCTCTAGTTAAACTTGGAATCTCAACTGGATTATGAGTAAAAGGCATCTATCAATAATAAGATACCTTTATTATAGCATGAATTATATTTCTATGCCAGATTCATGTTTGGCTACCAAATATTCCTTACATAGACCAGAACGAACAATGTCGTCTAAACCAAACTCAATCTTACTAACAGAAGGCATACGCTCTAGGATAGACATAAAGTCCATAATACCACTGCGTTCTGAAGCTTTTGTTAGGTCAGATTGCGTAGCATCTCCACAGAAATGAATTTTAGAATCTTCACCAACACGAGTCATAATAGAATCTAGTTCGTGTGCGTTTAAGTTTTGGAACTCATCTACAATGATGATTGCTCCATCAAGTGTAGTTCCACGTAAGAATGAAGTAGACCAGAACTTTAATGTCTCTTGAGCCATCAAATTTCCATAAAGCATCTCGAATGGAGATGTTTGACCTGTAGAATTAATAGTCTGTAGATCTAAATCAAACATATATTTGACCATATTCTTATATGGAATTTGATATAGTGCTGATTTATCATCGTGGTCTCCTGGTAGGAAACCAATTTCTCTAGTTGCTACCAAAGATCTAACAAGATAAACTTTCTCATATGGAGTTTTTTCATCTAGAACTTCTTGTAGTGCTTTATAAAGAGTGACGAAAGTTTTTCCTGTTCCAGCGCACCCATAAGCTACGATGTTTTGTCCTTTGTCATACTCATCAAACAATATTTGTTGATTTTCTGTAATGGCATCAATTTTAGCTAAAAGGCTCTGATCAATAGGCTTTCTTCTCTTCATCTGCTTTGCGGTGAGACCGACCCCAATGGGGTTAGCAGACTTACGATTCTTTCTTGTAGGCATTTTTTTAATAAAGGTAACAACATTGAAAAAGGCACAAAAAAGGGGTACCTAGATCTTTTTGACCCTGGACCCCGGAGCACGAGAAGCCAGATCAAGAACATCGTTCCATCCTGGATTCCTGTTAACTAGTTTCTCTTTCCATTCACCAACTTCCGATGTGGTAGTTGCGCATCCATAAGACCAATCGCGTTCCCATAAGGGGTTTTCAGCGTACCAATCCATAATTTCGTGTACACTACACTCAATTACTTGGGTTTCTTTAGTCTCTTTTTGGACTACATGATATGTCGCCATAGATTTTAAACTCCATGTCTTAATGTTATTTAGGGGGCAAGACGCGCTCTGTGAAGACGCTTCTCTTCATAATACTCAAAGATCTGGGGAACCCATACCTTTGTTGGTGCAACCATTGCTTCACATAGTGCCTGGATTTCTAGCTGTGCGTCAAGCTTGGCTCGGAGATCAAGGAAGTGAAGTAATGCGCGGAGACTGAATGTAACCACGAAGTTTTGACGGATATTCTGGGGAAGGTAGTCCCTAGAGTGCTCTTCTGATACACCATTCTCAAACTGTATAGCGAAGCGCTGTGAGGCAGCCCGACAGAGCCCTAGCTGGGTCTCATAGTCATCAGGGGTCCATTCATACTTCTTACCTTTACGGTTGGTGTAGAAGCCAGGAGGACGCACATAGAAGACCTTCTGTGGTAATAGTTCACCATCTGCTACTTTCAGGACGCGCTTGCAAGTGTAGCGTTGTGACTGAACGTCAAAGCTCACTCCGACACGGTGAGTACGTGCCTGGACGATTACGTTGTGAACGAAACCAGAACAACTGAATGAGATTGCTGGGTGCTCTAAGGGTCCCCAATGACCGCGTTCGTTTGCTAAAAGCTGATTGATCACCCACTCACCAGCATCCTTCTCATGAGGGATATTGGTGTCTTCAATGGGAAGTTCACTGTAATCGTTTTTGCCACCCATATACACAAGTTGTTGTGGATTAGGCGTACACCTGATCATCTCTACCTTCTGATATGGGTCAAGGCGGAGTAGGTCTGCGGCTTTTACTGGTTTCATAGTGTATCGTCAATCACTTGGTTGAACATTGTTTGGATTAGATCATCGGTGGAAATTGCTTCCTCCTCGTCGCTATAAGCAGTCTCAGAAACCTTATGGGTCTCAGAGTCGGTGTAAACCTCTGCTTTTAGTTCTTCAATAAGAACTTCAATTGATTGAATTAAGAATTTTACCTTATCTCTTTCCATTAGTATTATGTATTCCGATACATTATAGCATAAAAAAAGGAGCCTTGCGGCTCCCAAAATCAAGCGATAATCGCTCTATTGTTTAGTCTTGCCATAAGCAACCGAGCTTCGTGAAGCTTTCTTGCTTTTAGCTCTTTTTGACGGATGATGTCTAGTGTATTCATTTTGCTACCTCCACCTTAACGGTTTCGGTGTGCTGAATACCACGATAAGTTTCAGTTACTTTTTTGTAATCTGATTCTTTCGTTAGCTTACGGTCGGTGTCATAAGCGACACCACGATACACTGCTAGCATTTGTTTGCTCCTAAGAAATAAGGTTAATAAAAACCCCGTTCCTTCGGGTGGCGTTTGCGTTTCACACTCTTGTGCGAAATGAACGAATCCGTTCCGCGTCATCCTACTTGCGTCACACAGCCGTCTGTGTGATGAACGTATAAAGAGTATAGCATACTCTCCACATATTTAGGAAGCTTTATAATTTCTTAAGGTTTATGGGAAATTTTGATGGAGAGAAATTAGAGCCAATATCGCTGTGCTTCAATGTTAATTGCTATACGATACTCGTCAGTCTCAACACCAATGGGGCAGTGGGGGTAGCTACCGGGAAATATAATAAGCTCACCCTCTTTGGGGTGGAGCATTACTTCTGGGTGGTCCCAACTTTCCTTAACTAAAAGGGCACCATCATCTGGGCAACTTTTGGGGCAGGTCGGTGTATTAAAATAAAATACACCATTAGCCATACAAAAAGTTTTTGTGTGGTCATGCCAAAGTTTAGGCATATACTTTTCTTCCCACCTTTCATTATTCATCACATAAGCATAGAATTGTATATTCGGAGCAGTATTCTCCCAATAGTCTGGATAAGTAAAATCGGAAATAACTTTCTCATAAAAAAGATGATATAAAGGAATGAGTAGTTTAGTACAATCCCAATCCTTAATTTTAAAATTATTCTCATCCGGTTGATACTTAGTTGCCTTATGCTCCCTGATAATGGTTTCCTTTACGTAATAGTAGTCTTCGCACCAATCAAATCCAAGTTGAATTCGATCTAGCTTCAACCTCTACCACCCCAACTGATGTCTGGATAAGCCTGCTCAACTATTTCTCTAGAGACCTTGTAAGTATTTTCTAGAAGACCGTCCTTCACAAGGACCATAATCTCGGCTTCAAGAGGGTGAACTGACTGTAGAAGGTTAATGAACATAGACTCACGACGCATACCAGATAGAGAATCATTACCACCCCTAACAAAATGATAGAAGTTACGAGTCTGAGCACGGAGAGTAGTTCTACCGTTAGTGTCAGCACTACCTAGTGAAAAGTTTCCGTCAGTATACATTTTACGAGACTTATCTGCTAGATTTTCAGACAATGAGCCATTATACTTGGTCTGATCTTCTGGATCACCGTAAGGTACTTCACCTTCAGGTAATTCACTGATAACAGTTTCATCAAAGTTCCAAATGAATAGAGACTTTAGAGTCATACATTCATATTTCTGAAGTACTTCGACCTTTTTAGCTTTACTCCTTTGACGAGAAGCTAAATCTAAAATTTCAAACATCAATGGACTATTTGGTAGGTCCATCGAAATTGGCTTCTTTTTAGGTGAAGTAGTTGCTTTGGAAGCGGAAGGCTTCCTTGTTTTCGTTGTCGCTTCTGCCATGATAATTAAAAAATAATGTTTTAAAGGTCTTCTTCTTCCCACTCACCCAGATTATCGTAGCTATTCTCAAAACGAATAGCAAGAATCTCATCTGGTAATACGTTACCTTCTTCATCGTAAAACTCTGGGTGGTTTGGTAATGCTGAAGCTTGAGCTGAAATGTAACCATAAGTTAGATAGCCTATGACACCCCCTAACAGAAGAAACATTTGGAGCATTATGACGCCAAATACAATCGATAGAGTAAGCATTTGCTCTCCCCCAAGGTCTTTTAGTTATTTATAACAGTCCCTCAGCCTTCAGATAGTTAACAGTTTCAGTAGCACCTCCGATGACGGTACCATCTTCCTTTAGGACTTTTGGAAACGTGGTGTTAGATCCAAACTTCTCAATGAATTCTTCTCTAGTAAAGTCAACAGCTAATAGTAATTTTTTGTACTCAATATTTTTTAACTTAAGAAGCTTAGTTATAGCTTCACAGTATTGGCATTTAGTTTTAGAATATACTGTTAACATTTGATATGACTCACCAAGGTACTATTATAACATACAATCACTTATTGTGCTTCTTCCTCAGTGGGGGTGGGGATAGGTACTACCACTTCTTCAGTAGACTCTTCATCGCTACTTGACTTTAGCTCTTCATCACCACTTGAAATAATCTCTTTTCCTTTAATAGAAAATCCCATTTACATATTAATAGCTATAATTATTTATAGACATAAAAAAGAAGGACTTTAAAGTCCTTCTATAAATCTCTAAGTACTTAGAGTGTCTTATCACCCTAGACAAGGCTGATTGTAGTTGATTTAAGGGGCTTTGTCAAGCCCCATATCTATGTTATAATAGATAGATCAACCAAGCTTCTCTTGAAGAGCAGCAATTTGATCAGCCTGTTCTTTAACAGCCTGAACTAGTAGACCAATTAGACCGTTATAAACAACAGTCTTGTGATCAGCACCTTCCTTGACTAGAGTAGGTAGAACAGCTTCGACTTCTTGTGCAATAACACCAGCTGAAGAGCCTGAACCATCTTTCCAATCGAAAGTTACACCGCGTAGTGCTTGAACTTTAGCTACAGCTTCGTCAATCTCAACGATGTTATCCTTTTTACGGATATCAGAAGTTGAGTTGAAGTCAGTAGCGGTACAGACACCAGTAATAACAGCGCCAGCACCTGTGGTTAGCAAGCTAGTAATAGATACACTGTCAGGTAGACCAATCGTGATAGATTGACCAGCACCAACTGTTTCTACTTCTAGATTAGTACCTACGATGCTGAAGGTCTGGCTGCTTAAGTCAACAGAACCAGTTCCAGTACCGCCTCCAAAGTTTAGAGTACCACCAGTCTCGGTAATAGCAGCATCGACGTAAGTCTTAACAGCTAGTTGAGTAGGAATGCTGGTGTTAGTAGCAATTCCGCTTACAGTATCGACCAATGAGGTCTCAATACCAATAACGTTAACTACTTGACCACCATCAAAACCGAAGTCGTTAGTAACGGTTAGGTTACCAGCAATTGTTACATTTTCAGCCAAGCCAAGAGTAAGTTCTCCAGGATCGCCAGAGACAACAGCTGTGACTTCATTAACAGTGCCGTTGATTACAAAATTCTCTGTACCTAGAGCAATTGTTCCAATGCCAGCAGCATCGTCAACAATAGTTAGATTAGAGTTTCCACCAACCTGACCAGAAACATAGGCAACAACTCCTGCAGCAGTAACTGCTTCAGTAGCGCCAGCAGACTCATTTAGGTCTGTTGTGATTCCAGTGAAGTTCTCGTCAGCATCACCACCAGCAAACGCCACAGAGCCAGGAAGCTCTAGTGTGGATGAGAGTGAGAAGGTGACGGTGTTGAAACCAACGCCAGCAATATCAGTATCAATCTGATTAGAAGTACCTGAGAGTTCAAATACTTCGTCATTTGCTAGGTCAATCTCACCTTGAACACCATTATCACCAACAATCTCTAGTAGTGAACCACCACCAATCTTGGAGTCAACATAATCCTTTGTACCTTCGGCAGTTGCTAGCTCGTTAGCACCAGCAGACACATTTAGGTCTGTTGTGATTCCAGATGCGAATTCATCAGCGTCTCCGCCAGTGAAACTAATCTGGTTAAACTCGGCAGCACCTGCAAATGTGGATAGACCACTGATTTGTAGTGTGTCACCTTCAATATGACCAGCAACATCTAATGAGGTGAAGTTGCCTGCACCACCATTTAGAATATCATTATTATTGAGATCAATGTTTCCGTTAAATGTAGCAACACCAGTAACATTTAAGTCACCAATTGTCGCGATGCCAGTAACATTTAAGTCAATAACTGTTCCGCCACCACCACCGGCTGTGATGATACCAGTTAGTTGTGAACCATCACCACGATACTCAACCGCAGTTACGATTCCAGAACCAGCATCTAGCTGAATCTGATCACCTACAAAGAGAGCGGCATCAATACCAGCGGTATTAATACCAATAAGATCTCTTGTATCATTAATAATAACATCACCTTGTATTTGGTATGCCATTAAAATTTTTCTCCTTAAAGTCTTTGTGTACGTACAAAAAAGGCTAAATATGCCTCCTTATATTTATGTAACTTTAACTTTCTAGCCTCTCTATCCTAGCCCTTAACTCATTATTTTCTTCTTTGAGTTCCTTCACAGATTCAATCAAAGCCCCAATCAATCCATTGTAATTAACAGACTTGGGGAAATCTCCAACAACCATTGTTGGGAAAACTTCCCGGACTTCTTGGGCGATGACACCAGCAGATTGTTTCCCGCTATTTATAAACTCAAAGGTAATACCATTTAATTTACAAATTTTATCAAGGGCTCCCTCAATGGGCTTCACATTATCCTTGACTCTAATATCCGAGAGGGAATTAAAGTCCCCAGCACTAATAGTGCCCGTTATACTTGCACTGTCTGCTCGTATCTGACCTCCAACAACTACATCACCACTGAAGGTTGAGGTTGAACCCACACCAGCTACGCTAATGAATGTGTTGAATCTTCCTTCATCAACCTGGACGTGAGATGGTTCATTTGTAAATGTATTGAGACCAGCAATAACATTTCCACTACCAGTTCCAATTTCAATCTTCTCTTGACCGGGAAGACCGTTCAATGTAATTGAAGCTGGACCAATAGTTACAATACCACTGATGATAGAGTCACCATCAATAATAATTGCTTGTCCATCGGAACCACCTGTAAGGTTGCCATCAATAATTAGATTTAGGACACGAGCATCTGTTGCGGTTAGAGTACCTACAGTTGCTATGCCACCAACTAGAAGATTACGCTTTACGAATAGATCATCTTCTACAAATAGATCACTAGTGAATGTTGATAATCCAGTAGCCCTAAACTGATTAGTTGTAAGGATTCCTGAGACGTCAATGTTCTGACCACTAATGCCAGAGAATACTTGGTTACCTTCTACAACTAAATCACCACGAACGTAGATGTCAGCAGAGAATGTTGCGATACCAGCGAATGTAGATACACCAGTAACTTCTAGTTCAGCGAATGTCGCACTTCCTCCACTGACCGGAATTCCTGGAAGGCTTACAAAGCCACCAGGTGGTACAGTAAGACTGTTTATGGTTATCTCATTACCAGTAGCAGTTCCAAACCCAATAGTGTCTGCTCCAACTACACTTAAGGTAGAAACTCCACTAGCAATTAAGTTTGTAGTGGATGTTAGTTCAGAAACGAATAGGTTATCGGAAACGAATAGGTCATTTTGGAATGTACCTACTCCACTGAAAGTGGAGAAACCAGTTACTACTACTGAACTGAATGTTACGTCACCACCTAGAGTAACAATACCAACACCAGAAATATTAGCAGTACCACTAACATTTAGATCTTTTAGTTCGGTAAGTTCTGATACAGTAAGATTCTCACTGAATAGATCTTTAATTGTACCGATGCCAGTAATTTCAAGATTACGACCAGTTACCTCATCATATTCAATGTCTCCACTTACTACGAGATTACCCTGTACTTCAACATCACCAGCAAATACTGAATTTGTAGAACCTGTTACATTTAGTTGAGTAAACTCTGCTTCACCCGATTTAATTTTGGCAGGGGTTAATGTGGCGAAGTTAGATCCTTGAATGAAAGAATCACCTACCTGAACAAGCCTTTGGCTTGGATCTAAAGTAATAACAGGACTTCCATCTGCTCCTACAAATATCGTACCTGCTATAGATACATTGGCATCTGCTTCTACCTCACCCTGGAATGTAGATACTCCAGTTACTAATAGGTTAGGGAATACAGCATCACTAGTGGTGAGTGCGATGCCAGGAATATTAGCGCTACCACCAGCAGGTACTGTGAGGTTCTTTATTGTTAGGTCAAACCCAGTTGCCTTAGTGAAGTCAATGTCACCAATAAAGGAACTAACCCCAGAGACTTCAAGCTCAGTAGCAACATTTACAGTTGAGATGCCTGCTACGGTGGCAGTTAAGTTTCCAGGAGCTCTAAGATCTCTAGTGGCAGTGAATGTGTCCCCAGTTCCTACATTATATGTAAATATGTCCGAAGAAATTAGTGATTCACTTACTGTTAGATCTACAAAACTAGCATCATCAGCTATAAGATCTCCATTTATGTCAACAGTAGAGCCAAAATATACTAAATTATTAAATGTGGCGATACCAATAAATGTAGATGCTCCACCAACACGCAAATCTCCATTTAGATCTGTGGGAGCGTTGTCTACAAATAGTCTCTGCTGTATAGTTAGAGTTTGTGCTGTACCAACATTGTAAGTTAGTTGATTAAGTGATGCTAAACCAGAAACATTAATCTTCCTTAGAGTGGCTTCATCAAATACAATATCGTCACCAACAATTAAGTCACCCGTAACATTCAAGTTACCTTGAACTGTAGTGAAACCTAGTGTAGTAATCCCAGTGACAGTTAGGTTCTCAAAGACAGGTGAGCCACCAATAGTAGCGATACCCGCACCATCTGCTTCAATAGTACCAGTTACAAATAGATCATCTACAGTAAGTGAGTTTCCAAAGCCGACATTGAAGTTTAATTCACCAAAGGTTGCAATACCAGATGGACTCTGATTAATATTACCTTCTACTTCTACATCAATCTCAATAGTAACATCACCCTGGAAGGTAATACCACCACCAATAACAACATTATCCGTAACAAATAATGTATCTCCAATAGAAACAGAACCACCAAAACTAGCAGTTGTTCCTACAGAAAGGCTTCCATCAATAGAAACGTTTGTGGATAGACCAACAATAAGAGATGTTCCTGCTCCTACAGCATCAGTAAGTACTTGGTTCTTTTTACCTACAATATTAAATACTGCTAGTTGAAGATCAACTTCACCAATTTCACCATCATCACCACTAAATCGTAATGCTGGTTCAGTTGGGGGTGGGTTAGAATCTACCCACTGTGCGTCACCATTAGGATCAATATAGTATGTGTATTGTCTTAAATCTTGGGCGTCAAACCATAGATCGCCAGCTTGTATTGGTTCCCCTGTCGGTCGCAGAGTGGGGGGAATCGTTGAACCAATACCTATAGCTGTACTTATAGATCCTGCTGGTAAGTACTGCAGGTCAGAGCCAAAGCCAGTGATAGTTTGAAGGCTGGAGATTCCAGTTACAATTAAGTCTTCAAACTGAGCTGTAGTACCGATACCAACATTAAATACTAATCCATTGGTAGTTACAGTTCCACCAACGGTAATATTACCTGAGGTTAGATCGTCAAGTGAAATATCTCCACCAACTTGTAAGTTTTTATCTACTCTTAAGTTTTGGTAGAATGTAGAGAAACCAGTTGTATTCAGTCCACCGAAAGTGGAGAATCCTGTGACTGATAATGAGTTAAATACTGGATCACCACCAACGGTAGCAATACCTGCGCCATTAATTTCCGCGCTGTCTGTAACTTCAAGAAACTGAAGAGTGAGTGTGGTTCCAATACCTACATTAAAATCTAAGCCATTAGTGAATACTGTACCACCAACAGTAATATTACCGGCATCTAGATCCTCCAGTACGATGTTGCCACCAACTGATAGGTCTTCTTTTATGTCTAGGTTCTGGTAGAATGTTGAGAAACCAGTTGTATTCAGTCCACCGAATATGGAGTAATCAGTTACTTCAATGGTCTCGAATATTGGATCGCCACCTATAGTAGCAATACCTGCGCCATTAATTTTTGCGCTCTCTGTAACATTTAGGTATTGAAGAGTGAGAGTAGATCCAATGCCAACATTAAATGTTAGCTGATTAAGTGATGAGATTCCAGTGACGACTAGATCATCTAGGATCGCATCATCAAAGATGAGATCACCAGTAATAAATACATCCCCATCAATATATGTACCACCATCTACAAAGAGGGAAGTTGACCCTATCCCTGCCGTTGAAGGTCCTACCCTAAGATCCTTAATGTAAGCATCTCCCCTTACATCAAGATCACCTCTAGGTGTTGTACTATTAATACCAACTCCGGTGTCGTCTGCGAATAGAGACGTTCCACCTAATCCTACTTCTAAACCTTTCTTGACGCGGAAATTCTGATTCGCCACGGGTTCACATTCCCCCTATAATTAAAAATTATATTGTATGAATGTATTTATACTGTATAAATTATGTCTTTGTGGCGACAACTGTTGCTGTAAACGTAGATGGATTGGAGGATGTGGGAGTAATTTCAATTGCTACAGTTCCTCCGCTGATGATAACTTCATACGTACCAACCTCAACATTATTAAATACCGTGGAGTATTCATTGAAGAATGGACTTGTACCATCTTGAATTGCCAAAATTTTAGTTGTATGTACGTTTCCAGCTTCAACTCCCTGTAATGTAATATCATATGTATCATATGTTAGATCATCTGCTATGACCATAGGAGTTGGGAACTGTGATGCGGTGGACAATCTGAATGCCGAATGTCTAGTTATATCTTTGATATCTAGATTGACAGTAACTGTTTCAATTCCGACTTGTGAATCGGTTACATCAGCATAGTTGATGGTGGCAATACCGATATTTGCGTCGGTAATATCTCCAAACTCAAGCGTGAGGCTAGTTCCAAATCCAGAATTGAAATTTAGATTTGTTATATTAGCGAGGTTAATATCTGCGCTAGCTAATGTAGAAACACCGACCACATTTAAGTTTGTTATCTGTGCGTCGTTGGTGACATTTAAATTATTGGTAGTAGTTATACCAACAACTTGAAGATCGTTAGCTATAACCTCACTACCCAGCACAGTTAGGGACGTGATAATCCCAGTATTGTAGGTTAAGTTATCACCAATAAGTGTTGTTACAATACCAGTATTGGCATATAGTAGTGAGGAATATATCTCGGTGCTAGTAGTAATACCATTAACATTTAGGAATCCAGAAACCTCAACGTTAGAGGATTCAATAGCAATAATTGTGCCAATCCCACTTACGAATAGGTTTCTAGTAGCGGTGATATCTTCCGCGACAAGATTGCCATTAGTGATAATCAGATTGCCATTAGTAATGAAGACATCAGTGCTAATAGAAACAATACCATCAATGGTAAGAGTATCGTTGATAATTACATCTTCAAATTCCGCTAGTGTCTCTACGAATAGTGACCCCGTACTTACTATACCGGAGTTCATTATCTCCACAGACTCGATCATATTGATCGTAGACATTCCAACTGCTTGGAAATTGCCTAGTAGGTTTAGGAATGTAGTTACTGTAGCTACTCCTGTGGTTTGACGAAGAGAAGTTAAATCGCCTACATTTATTACAGATGCTGTAATATTATCAATAAATGCCTGGGGACCCGTGAAGATTCCTGTTGCTTCTACAGTAGATGCGGTAAGAATACCAACAATATCTACATTACGGTCAACTAGAACATCATTTCTGAAGTCTGAAGTGTCACGGAATGTGGAAAGCCCAGTAATATCTAAGAAATCTGCTGTGATTGAAGTACCAATATACTCACCAACAGAAGCTTGTTCAACACGTAGATCTGTTACGACCCCAATGTTCGCATTAAAGTTCTCTACCAATAGTGTGGTGACAATACCAGTATTGGCAAATAGTGTATTGATTGTACCAATACCACTAATGAATAAGTTACGACCAGAAATTTCATCATAGAAGATGTCATCTAGTACGAATAGGTCACCTCCAACATATAGGTCACCTCTAGTTGTAGTGAATCCAAGAGGACCAGGAGCACCCAATGAACTAATTCCATTGACCTCAAGGTTTCTGGTCACTCTCAAGTCTTCTACCTCAAGATCCTGAGCAGTCAGTACACCACTGATAGCTAGACCAGTAACAACACCGATATTTGCTGAGAAGTTATTGAGTGTGGCAAATCCTAGAGGACCAGCGGAGAATATGAAGTCGGAATCTAGTAAATCAAATACCGTTAGGATACCAATCTGTGACTGCTGCGCATCTAACTGGGAGAAGCTAGAGATGCCAGTAATTGTCTGGTTACCATCAATGAATACGTCACCAGTGATTGTAGTAAATCCTACAATAGTACCAACACCTGTGCGGAAGAATGATCCGGCTGTAGTCTCACCAAATCCAACAGTTAAAATACCAACACTAGAGAATCCAATACGGGATGTGCTGATGGTAGCGTCAGTAATTAAGGCGGTATCAATTTCAGCATCACTAATATCTGCGATGTTGAGTGTGGTTACTCCTGTTACGATGAGGTCATCAACGCGAAGCAATCCTTCAATGTCAACGTTCGCATTAATATCAATCTCACCTGTGAACGTGACGATGCCTGAAATACTACCATCAGTTACACTTAAGAAACCGACAGTGGCAACTCCAATAGTCGCGTTGTCAATATCAGCATTCTCTAGAGTAACATCACCACTAGCAGCACTTAAGAAACCAACAGTGGCAACCCCGATTGTGCCATTGCTAATAGACGCAATGCCGATTGTTACAATTCCAATAGTACCACTAGTGATAGAAGCAACACCTGTGATGTTCGCATTACCAGTTGCTGTTAAATCAGGTACTGTTAGAGCACTACCAATTAAAACATTTCGTTCTACGAAGAGGTCTTTAGAGACGTATAGATCGTTCTGGAACGTGCCTACACCAACGAAGGTAGAAACACCAGCAACATATAAGTCCTTGGTGCTGAGGAAGCCCACAGTCAACGTAGAACCAATACCTACATTAAACTCCAGTCTATTTACTGTGGAAACACCAGTAATTTCCTGGTTGACGAATAATGTATCAGTAATAGATACAATTCCTAGGAATGTTGTATCTCCAACAACAGTTAGGGCACCGCCAACGATTACATCGGCAGTTGTAGTGAACCCAGTTAGAGTTGTGAGACCATTTACCGTTAGGCTTGTGCTAATAGAAACGTTCTCTGCTTCAAGTAGACCATTAGAATCTAATAGAGTCTTGGTAGTTAGAATACCAATCTGTGATTGCTCTGCGTCAAGCTGCCTGAATGTAGTGACTCCACTTACAGTAAGGTCACCATCAATATAAACTTCACCAGTGAAGGTAGTAAAGCCGATGAATGTATTGATACCTGTTACAAATAAGGCTCCTTCATCTGCATCAGTGCCGAATGAACCGAAGCCCACCGTAGCAATACCGGCACGGAATGTACCAACCTCAAGGTCTTCTATCACTACCTCTGTGGCGCTCACAAAGCCAACAGTTGCTACGCCGACAAGAGCATTAGTAGCGCTTAAGAAGCCTACTGTAGAGGTTCCTACGACCTCTTGACCGATACTAGCGACACCAATGTTAGCATTAGCAATGTTAGCTGTGCCACCAATGTCTACAACGACATCTCCTTGGAAGTCAGCAGATTCGGTAACAATTAAATCTTGGGCTGTAATGATACCTGTGTTGATCTCATCCGACTCAATGAAGTCGGTATCTAAGAGTAAGATTGTGCCTACACCAGCGAATAGGAAGTTGGTTGTAGTTAGACCAGATACATCAATGTCTCCATTAAGATCAATGTCAGATCCAAATGTTGATACACCAGCAACTTCTAGTCTGCCCCCTAGAACAGTCTCATCAAATACTGTTAGGTCTGTACTGAATGTTTCTACTGAATTTAAGAATTCAGTGAATGCTCTGTCAGCATAGAACTGACCGTTGGATGTTGGATACTTGGATGGATCTGTAGTAACAGCAACAGTACCAGAATCCATTCTGGTGATTGTTGAAATCGTTCCCGTTAGGTTGGTGATAGTAGCAACACCAACTTGTAGGAACTCTAGGTCTAGGAAGGTGCCAATACCTGTGTTTAGATCTAGCTGATTGATTGTTGCGATGCCTAGAACTAGTAGGTTGGTACCTGTTAGCTGCTCAAAAGATAGTTCACCCCCAACAAATAGGTCATTCTTTACATAGAGATCTTCTCCGAAGGTGCCCACACCAGCAAAGGTAGTGATGCCACTAACTCTAAGGTCTCTGTTGACAACATCTACTAACTCATCACCGAAAGTTACTCCATTAATTTGAGAGAAACCACTGTAGTTTAGATTGCTACCAATAGCAACGGCAATATTAGAGATGCCTGGGCTGTCTAGCCTATCTCTAAATGTACCAATGCCATAACTGAGTAGGTCACCCGTTAGAATACCAATTCGTCCACGGTCAAAATCTAGTTCTGTTCCGTCAATTCTACCAGAATTAAAACCAATACCACCAATAGTACCAGTACCTGCCTGAATATCATTGGTATCAACAACATTAAATGTACCAACACCAGTATTAACAGAACCTTCTGTGAACAATGTGGTGATAATACCAACATTAGATTCTAGATTTACAATGGTACCAATACCAGTTACCTCTAGGTTCTCTGCTCCTAGATCTTTTACGGTGAACTGATCGGTTACAGTTAAGTCACCATCAACAAATACTTCTCCAGTTACGGTTACTAGACCAACAAATGTACTAGTTCCACTGACTGACAGGGCTTGGGTGATAGTTAGAACGCCCACCTGAGCACGTTCAATATCAATCTGTTCTACATCAACTTCGGTTACGGTTACGATACCAGTGATATTGGCATCTTTAATACTAGCAAAGCCAAGCGTAGCAATACCAGCAGTTATATCAGTAGCTGTTAGAACTCCAATAGTTGAAGACTCTAACTGTAAATCAGTACCTACTCCCGTATTAAACTCAAGCTGATTTAGTGTGGTGATCCCTGTTACTTTAAAGCTAGTGAAGATTCCTGTGTTTCCTTCAACAGCATTTAATGTGGCAACACCACTGACTCTGATATTTTCAGCATTAATCTGATTGAAGAACGTATCACCAGCTACATATAGATCATTCCCAACATACAGATCATTAAAGAAGGTGCCAATGTCACCCTGAACTTCTAGACCATTCTCAACTACCGTGAATGATGCGGCAGACCTACCCAAACCTAAGGTTGCTACGCCAGCCCTAAAAACTTCTACCTCTAAATCATTTACATACAGCTCTTGTATCGTAGCAAATCCAGCTATAATATCCCCGGTAAAGCTAGAGATACCTTGCGCATCAATGTTACCACGGAATGTAGCAATACCTGGGTCTACAATTAAAGATTCTACGGTAATATTACCTTCAATCTCAATATTTTTTGCCTTAATAATTTCGGCTTCTAACTTACCTAGGGGTCCATTGATAGTAACACCCGTAGATCCAATACCAACTTGGAAGTCATCTTCTGGTTTATCTGTACCAATACCAACAGAAGTAACACCTACAGCTTCGCTGGTTCCATAACCAGGGAGGGAAGCATAGGTCCCGTCTGGTCCATAACCAGTTGAAATACCTGAATTATTACCGTACTGGGTTCTAATCCAGTATGTATTGAAGTTAATGTCTGCAATATTTGGTCCAATTGGACTCTCAACAATCGTAATTAGTGAGGGGTCGTTTGACTTAAAGTTCAATCCACTGAAAGAACTTAGACCTACTTGTACGTCGTCTTCATATACTCTTACAAAGGTCAGGTCAAGTGGGGATGCAGCTACCCACTTAACACCTTCTATATCTTGTGATAAAAAATATCCTAATCCACCAGTTTGAATACCAGCATCATATATTGGTCCTCTAATACTGATCTCTGGAGTATCAATACTTGCTCTTGGGTTAGATGTTTCAACACCCAGTGACCCAGACACACTAAGAGTTAGGTCCCTATTGGTTGAAAACCCAGGTGTACCTACCGAGAATCTACTTACTCTGCCAGACTGATAAAATAATGCCATTGACCCAGGATAATAATGCGAACGGTTTTTAGCTCTTAGCTGTTTCTAGAATAGAGACTACAACCTTCACATCTCCGGTCGAGTCGCCTTGAAGGACTAACTCATCACCCGTTTCAAGAACGAGTCTACCAATAACTAAGTTCAATGCATCATTGGGGATGACTGGACCATCATTGATAATTTGAAAGTCTTCAGGAATGTCACCAGGTCGGGCGTGAGAAAAGGTGACGAATTTAATTCCTGATTGATCGCCCGAACCAACATTAGTGGCTTGAGCAAAAAGAACAATGGAAGCAACTCCAATAGGTGCAGTATAAATCCCCACCTTGGAGTCGGTAACCAAATGTCTTACCGTTAGAAATTTGTTTAGTGCTACTGCTGCCATGATACTTAGCTATCCAATGCGATGATGAGTGGCGTTACTTTATTTAGCACCGATTGATCAAAGGACCTTCCCGTAACTGTGCCAGTGAACTGGTTAATTACGAAATCATCACCGATGTTAAAGTTACCTGCTTGATCCGTTGAGGTATAGACGATTTGACCGCCGTTTTGCTTAACGATTTCATTAGCTTTAATAGGAACCCCGCCCTGTGAAGGTCTCGCGCCGTCAATGCTATTACCCGAACCAATATACTCAAAGGAGTGTGATGATGCGATTTGTAGACTCAAGCGAGAGAAGAATACGGTTGTACCTACAGATACTGTATTATTTAGCCTTTGTTTGAAAATGACTCGTACAGTTCCCTCATCTGGGGCAGTAGAACTATCAACGTCATAGTAAATTGGTTCAGTGATTGCGATAGCTTTAGCTTGCCTACCGTCAGGTCTTACTGGTGGAGCAATCGTAACGGTTGGGCTTACCTCCAGGTACTGATTACCATTGGAGATCAGTTCAATAGAAACAACCTTTCCATCAAGTACTGTAGGAGACACTTCAGCTTTAATTCCCGAAGGACCAGCTGGTATAGAAACAGTTGCTACCGGTGGATTTTCATCACTATAACCAGAGCCCCCATCCGTAACTTGAATTTCGGTAACCTCACGGTACAACTCACCGAAGAAGATTCCTTGACCATCATATGGACGTTTGTTACCGATACCCCGGATGATGACTACATCATCATCAAGCTCTGCTTCCTCAGCTACCACACCAGTATAGCGGTCAATACACTTGGAGTTTGCGTCACCGATACCGCGAGCAACTAGACCCAGAGTACCGAAGGATGAGTTGGAGTTAGTAAGGTCAAGCTGTGCTCCAGAGTCAGCTACGATAGCTTCATCACAACAGATGGTGAAGATAGAAACGAGCTGTTGATATGTACCATTGGAGATGGAACAACCAATACCACCTGGGTTGAACTGGGTGAAGGAGTCAACGTTAGATGAACCTTGAACACCGTTAGGAATCTCATCGCCTGGTTCAGCATCAAAACCATCCATTCTCATTCCGATAGACTTAGGAACGAAGTTCGTACAGTTACGGATGTATGGACCCTTGATTATGTTACCGACACCTTGTGATGCCATTTGATCAATTGTTGGGACTCCCTTACCATCGTTGCCTGGATAGCTAATAACGATACCAGAATCTTCAAAGCCAACGTCAATAATGGTTGTTACAACCCCAACTGCGTTCTCAATTGCGGAGAAGACATTCGCACAAGCATTTGGTGTGGCGTTAGAGAATTGTCTTGGATCATCTTGAATAGAAACATCACGTAACTGTGTTTGAGTAGATGGTGTACTGAAAGGCTCTTGCTTCCATACGCTTCCACCACTCTCATAAATGTGGGGGAAGTCAACTGTTCCTACGTGAGCAGTGAACTTCCTAGGAAGCTCCTGAACAATGGGGACTATAGACTCATTTCCTACAGCCACAAACGTGTGGGGTATTGTTGATACCCCTACATTAACTAGGAATGAGTCGGAAGATAGTAACTGCTTAACTTCGTAGACATAATCGGGATTGGTTGGATATACTTTGATATCCAATGATCCACATACCCAACGTAGATTTCTTAAGTTGACAAGTGTGCCAACCTCATAGTCCAACTCAACACCTGGGCATCCAATGATCAAGTTACCAGTTACATTATTGTAGTCAGCAGTACCGACAACATTAGCTGGATTGTCCTGGAAGGTCTCCATGACCTCAAAGATATTTCCTTGTGTACCATCTGGGAAGATGTTAGTGGTGACTCTTGGGCTACCCACACAACGCATCTGGATATCTGCTAGGCGGATGGCATCCTGTTTGATTAAGCGATGAGCCTGTCTGGTTGTAAATGATCCGATACCAGTAATATTATTGTAATCGAGAGCCTCAATAAACTTCTTCTTGGTTGTATACTGTCCTCTCTCATACGCCTTTTCAATACATACAACAGATTGAGTTGTAGAAGGTGGCATATCAGCCAAGCGTAGTAGATCACGAGATAGAGCACTATTTAGAAGGGGTGCAGTCAAATTGCCTTTGGTTGGAATAAACGCTCTTTCACGCTTGGTAAAGTATCCACGTGGAATGCCACCCCAAGTTACATTGTTGATGATACAACGTACAATATTGAGTGAGTAGTCTAGTGCTTCTATTGTCTGACTGACTTCGCCACCAGCAAGATGCTGATACTGACCGACAGCATCATAATAAAGTTGTGCTGCCTCTACAGACTTCATATTACCGCCACGTGTGATGTCATAAACAACTGCTAGATAAATCTTACCAACGTCATTGGCACATAGTCTAGTGCGTAAGTTAATACCATCTTGAATCTGCTCACAGAATACTGAAGCTACAGTACCACCACCCTCATACGTATGAGATAAGTTAGTAGGTGCCATCTGTACTGTAAATGTACGTGCGTTGACTACAGAATTAACATTATATACGTTAGTTCCGACAGTAGAAGTCCCTCCCTGTACATAAGTATGAACTTTTGGAGTTGGCTTTAGTTGAACTTTATAGGTATAGAAATCTTCTACCTCAACCACACGGAGAAGTTTATCTGGATTAAGTGGATATACTTCTGTCCCAGCTACACAAGAGAACTCAAGATTTTCTAGGCGAACTTTGGCATCACGATATGCTTGATGTGGCTTCTCTGTTGTGACGCTAAGTGATCCAGTAATGTGATTGAATACAGCATTAACAACATTGGCAGGTCTTCCATCGGGGAAAGGTAGTGAGCCTGACTGATTATTTGTACCTCCAGATAGGCAAGAGAAAACTAAACCATTCAACCGTACACCTGTATTAGGTACTAGTAGGTGATCTTCTTCTGTTGTTACTGTTAGTAGACCAGAGATTTTATTATAGTCTGCGTCTTCTACCTCGTATCTTAATCCAGGAGAAATAGTACCCCCATTGATATAGGAATGATCAATATCAGAAGGACCAACATTAATTGTAAATGTTGATGGGGATAGAACAGCCTTAACTGGGTATAGTACAACACCATTGTCTGGGAATACACGTTGGGTTGCTACAGTTGTTACTGTACCACCACTAGTCCAGGTATGAACTGTGTTAGATTTTTCTAGGTTCAATACAAACTTAGTGGGTGATAGGATTTCAGCTACAGGGAATACTTGAGAAACCTTTGATGGGTAGATTGAGCTACCATCACTACAGCCAAATACAAGACCTTCCAGAGTAACGCTAGTGCCAACAGTAACACCGTTTTTAGCTTCGGTCGTTATTACAAGCTTACCTGTTAAGTTATTATAAGTAGCACCTACAACCTTGCTAGTCTTACTGCATTGGAAGATTAGATTTTCCATCCTCACAATATCTTTAGGAGCTAGTGCAGTTTCTCTATTAGTAGTTACTGAAAGATCTCCTGTTAGTTTATTATAAGATGCTGAAGTTACATTCACTGGAACCTCACCAGGAGCCGCTGAGGGACCTTCTTTAATGATGGAGGTTACAATGTTAGACAACTGATCTACACGGGCAGCTACAGCCTCACAGCCCCTAGGTACACGTGTTACTGACATATCAACGACTTGTGGAGTCCTTGATTGATAAGTAGCATACTTGGAACTGAATCCACCTGAATTATATCGGTGGACGATGGAAGAAATACCTGCGTTAATTGAGAATGTATCAGTGCTAATAACATCATTAACTTCAAAGTACTCACCTTGAGTTCCATCAGGGAACATATCAGTAGTGACTCCAGTCTGTACCAATCCACCACGTACATATTCGTGTGAGATTGATGAGACACCAACATTCAAAGTGAATTCTGTTAGGGATGGAGTATCTAATACCTCATAGAAACTACCGAGTGGTGAGTTTTGAGCACTACCTGGGAAGATATTCGTAGTAATGCCAACAAAGATATCACCGCCACCCACATACGTGTGTGTGATAGTTGAAGTGCCCACATTAACTGTCAATGAGTTGGATGCTGGAACTGCTGTTACTCTATAGATATTGAGGCTAGCTGCCGTATCATCGGGGAAGATTGTGGTAGTAATACCAGAGCCACCGGGGCATACAAAATCTAATCCAGCTAATTTGACATTGCTACCAATTGATAGACCATGTGCGGCAGCAACTGTTACATTAATGTTACCACTTATATTATTATAGTTGGCACCAGTAATGGCAATGTCATTACCATAGGCAGGGCAATCCATCTGTATGCCAGCAAGTTTGATAGTCTCATTAATTGATAGCCCGTGTGCTGTATCAGTGGTTACAATTAGTCTTCCTGTTAAGTTATTGTAATTTGCCCCACTGATCATCTTCTCATCACCATATGGGTCACAATCAAACTTGATGTCACGTAACCTCACTAGGTCACCAACATTAAGTCTATGACTAGTTACTCCAACCAACGCAGCTCCAGACTCATTATTGTATATAAATTCATTGATAGGACTTTCAATGCGTCTAGTAAATCCACCAGAAAGGTAAGTGTGGCTGATGGTAGAGGGTCCCACATTCACAAGGAAAGTATTTTCATTTAATACTCCAGAAACTGGGAATTCAAAACCATTAGTTCCATCGGGGAACTTATCAGTTGTTACTCCTGTGGTTACAGTTCCACCCTCAACATAGGAGTGTGGGATGCTAGATACACCAACATTAATAGTGAATCTATCAGGACACATATCATCCTTACTAAGAACAGTAAAGATATTTCCTAGAGGTGAGTTTTGTGGATTGGTACTTGGGAAAATGTTTGTAGTGATACCTACAGCCATCAATCCACCACTAATATAGTTGTGTGGGATAGTAGAAGTTCCAACTTTCACACGAACTTCAGTTGAACTACCAATGCTAATGACTGGGAATATGTTACCATCTTCCTTATCGGGGAAGATATTAGTAGTAATACCTACAGATAAGGAGCCACCGGAACCATATACGTGAATGATACTTGAGATGCCAACATTAATTCTAACTTCATTAGGAGTTGGAACTCCAATAACCTCATAGATATTTCCTTTAGGAGAGTTCTGTGTGCTTGGGCTTGGGAAGAAGTTTGTAGTTACTCCAGAGAATACTTCACCATATCTAATGTATGTGTGAGCAATAGTTGATACTCCAACTTGCGCGGTGAATTGATTGGAAGCTGGAAGACCTAGAACATCATAGAATCCACCTTCAGGACCTACATCTTCTGGGAATATGTTTCCTGTTACGCCAGTGAATAATGTACCGTAATCATTTCCATTAACCAGGAAGATTACAAATGTGTCAGTGATGTTAACAAACTGAACTTGAACTTCCCAAACACCAGGACTTACTTGTGTGACTGTTCTAGCATCAAATAGGTTATAGCTAGGATCCCTTCCATCAGGATAAGGAATCTCATCACCAGCCGCATTTCTGTATAGAAGACCTGCCAATTTAATCCTATCACCTGGATTAATTCTTGGGTCGGCATTGAGTGTGAGTGTAGCTATACGTCCATTGAATGGGTCAAAAGTGATCTGCTGAATTGCGAAAGGAGTTCCAGAGTTACAATCAAACTGTAAGTCTCTAATCCTTAAGGTCTCACCAATATCAATTCCACCTAGATCGCGGTTAGTAGTAATTGTTATGATACCACTAAGGTTGTCGTAGTCAGCAGCAACAACATTATATTGATTTCCATATGGAGGACACTGGAACTTAATATCAGCCAACTTAATATTGTCTCCAACATTAAGACCGTGGGGAGAGACCACAGATACTAGTGAGTTTCCAGTTGTATTATCATATACGAAGTTGGAGACATCAATAGAATTGCCATAAGATGGGCAGTCAAATTTAATATCAGCTAGCTTAATGCTATACCTACTTACTTTAGTTACATCACCACCACCTTGATAGATGTGGGGGATTGTTGATACGCCAACCTTAACGGAGAAGGTAGTGCTATTATTGATCTCCTCAATAGGATAGATTAAACCTAAATCGTCTGGGAAGATTGTTGTTGTTATACCAGAAGTACCAAGGCAAGAGAATCCAAGACCTGATAGCTGAACACCACTTTCAATTGATAGATCAACGTTAGTAGGTGCTACAGTAGTTACGGTAATAATTCCAGAGACATTATCATAAACAGCTGTTGAAATTGCTACAGGGGGTCTTGCGTTTAACGTGAGACCATGTGGCTGAAGTACAGTGATTGATGATACACCAGTAAGATTATTGTAATCAAAGTCAATAATATTTTTGTCATTACCATATGGGGGACAATCAAGTTCAATGTCATCCAAACGAATTAGATCACCAACTTTCACATCATTATCAACCGTAGTTGTTACTGTAGATAAACCAGTTGTATTGTCGTAAATAAAGTCTTCAATATCATAGTCAGGTGTAAATACTGGGCACGAGAAACGAATATCACCCATCTCAATAAGGTCATCTACCTTATACCCGTGAGCTAGTGAAGTTACACTGGCTATACCACTAAATCTATCGTATAAAATATCATCAAGAGCTTGGCGATAACGATATACGTTGCCACCTTTAAAGTAGTTGTGTTTGATCGTAGAGATTCCAATGAAAGTTTCAAAATTATTCTCATCAATACGATTATCAACCGTGAAGTACTGACCTTCTGGGCGAGTATTGTCGGGGAAGAATGTAGTAGTTAGTCCAGCATACTCATCAGAGCAGACAAACTGAACATCACTCATCCTTATCATATCCCCACGCTGAACATTGATGCCAGGTACGGTTACTGTAGCGAAGCCACTGATGTTATCATAACCAAGTTGTTGAACCAGACCCGTTTCAGCAGCAATAAATGAACCCCATGGGCGATTATTTAAGGCATACTTGGAAATATCTCGCTCAAAATCAATAGCAGCAATGGTCGCTTGCTTAACACCAGGACCAGTGATATGCTGTAGCTCTCCACCAGCACTCTGACCATATAGGACCTGACCACCTCTCTCATAATCGTGAGTGATTGTGGAAGTTCCAACGTTGATTACCAACTCACCAGATTCCGTGATCGCATCAACAACAAACACATCTCCTCGTGGAGATACTTGACTATCGCCAGGGAAAATATCTGTGTTAATACCGACTGATAGTGTACCACCACCCTCATAGATGTGTGGAATAGAAGAAGGACCAACCTGAACAGCAACAGTATTTGGAGTTGGAATATTAATTACATTGAATAATTTTGTTGGTTGCTGACCAGGATTACCTCCCACATCAGGGAAGATGTTAGTAGTAATACCAACGAATGCTTCTCCTGTTCCTTGTACATAGGTGTGAGCAAATGATGATGGACCAATATCCAATTGGAACTGTGTTGGGTTTAATCTCTCCGTAATTTTGAAGAGGTTTCCTTGTGAACCATCTGGGTACTGACTAATTCCTTCAGAACAAGAGAAGTTCAGACCCTTTAGCTTAACTAGATCACCCGTAAAGAGATTTGCTTGTACCTCTCTAAATGTTAGAATTGCTAGACCTGATTTAAAATCATAGTCAAAGTTTGCGATATCACGCTCATTAGTTTGACCACTGAAGAGTAAGCCACCTCTAATATAATTGTGCTGGATGCTAGAGACACCAACATTTAGATTAACCTGAGTAGGGGAAGGAATAGAATCTACAATATAGGTATATCCTTGCGTACCATCAGGGAAGATGTTAGTAGTGATTCCAACAAAAGCATCTCCACCCTGAACATAGGTGTGAGCAAAAGGAACTCGACCCACATTGGTGGTGAATGTTGTGTTGTTTATAATACCAGTTACTGGGAAGATATTGAGACTGGCAGCTGTCCCATCAGGGAAGATGGTGGTTGTAATACCTGGGCTGTTAGCACATTCAAACTCCATACCAGTGAGCTTGACATTATCACCAGTGGATAGACCGTGAGGACCACGTACAATAACAGTAGCTCCACCCGTTAGGTTGTTATATTCAAAGTCTAAAATAGCACGCTCATTGGTTTCTCCATACTGCATTCTTCCACCACTTTGATAATTATGTGGGATGCTAGAGATTCCCACATCAATAATTACTTTATTTGGTGAGAGCTTACCTAAAATTTCAAAACGACTTCCTGTAGGACGAGTTCCATCGGGGAAGATGTTAGTTGTGATTCCAACGAAACCATTACCACCACTCACATAAGTGTGGGGGATAGAACTCACGCCAACATTAGTGACTATCGTGTTAGGTGTTGGTGTACCAATAACTTCAAAGATATTTTGCTCGTTAATTTTTTTCTTGAGGCTAGAGAAGCCACCAGAGATATATGTATGTGCTAGAGTTGAAGTACCTACATTAATTACATATGTTGTTTCATTAACTACATTAACAACTTCAAATACTGGAACATCTAGACGTGGGAAGATGACTGTACCTGGATCATTACCAGGACCACCAGAATTACATGCAAAGTTTAGACCTTGAACTTTAATTATAGCTCCAGTTGTTGTTGCTAAAACGGAGCTGGTTGTTACTACAAGTAGACCTGTCTCTTCATCATATAACGCATTGGTAATTGAAGCAGTCACTCCACCGATACTAGCAGATCCACCATTAACATATGTGTGGGGTAGACCAATTGATGAGCCTACGTTGATTGTGAATTGTGAAGCATTTGAACTTATGATTTCAAACTCATCAGTTGGTCGTGGGAATAATAGTTGTCCAGGTGCATTACCTGCACCACCTGAAGCACAGGAGAATAATAAATCAACTACACTTGCGTTATCTCCCTTAACCAAACCGTGCTGCCTATCAAGAGTAACGGATAGTTCTCCACTGGATCTATTATATACGGCATCAATAATATTTTGGCGAGTTGAAACACCACCAGAAATATATGTATGTGGGATAGAATTTGGACCAACATCAATGGTATAGCTGAAAGGATCTATTACACTGACAACCTCATAAGTTTCTTGGTTACGTGGGAATAGTAATACCCCAGGAGCTCCACCAGGACCACCTGAAGCACAAGAGAACTCTAGTCCCTGAAGAAGTACTAGGTCAGTGGAAACTAAACCGTGAGCATTATCACAGTTGATGGTGACTACACCAGTCACATTGTCATAAATTGCGTTAGTAACTCTTACATTAGGATCTTCAAATGTCTGTGGGAAAATATTAGTTGTGATACCTGTATAGAACTTTCCACCAGAAGCATAGGTATGAGCAATGGAACTAATTCCAACTTTAGTTAGAACTTGATTGGGTGCAGGAACTGAAATTACTCTAAAGAAATTTCCTGCTGGGAGAGTTCCATCTGGGAAGATGTTAGTAGTGATACCAACTTGTAGCTTTCCTCCACCAGTATATGTGTGTACTAGTGTAGATACACCAACATTCGTTACGATTGTATTTGGATTTAAAACAGCGAGTACATCGTAGAAGTTAGGTCTAGATCCATCTGGATAAACATCTGAACCGAAAGTACAGTCAACATCAATGTCATACAATGCGATGGTGTCATCTAGCTGTAGATTGTGAGATGATGCTAGAGTGATAACAGACTGACCTGTAGCATTATCATACTGGAAGTCCGTAATATCTAATGTATTAGCTGTAGATCTATAGCTATCACAGGTGAACTTAAGATCTTCTAGGATAAAACTATCACCAACAATTAAGTCGTGATCACTTAGTAAGGTTACTAGACCAGTACCATCAGTATCATTGTAATCAAAATCAGATACTCTTAAGAAATTATTCTCATTAGATGCAGTGCCACCACCAACGTAGGTATGGGCAATCGTGGATACGCCGACTTGAAGAACGACAGAATTGGCAGAAGGAACTCCTAGAACTGGGAATTTATCACCTTGTGTTCCATCAGGGAATACTGTGGTTGTGAAACCAACTTTTAGTGTGCCATTCCCAACATATGTGTGAGCAATAGTTGACACTCCAACATTCGTTACGAGTGTCAATGAATCAACCAAATCAGTCACAGTGAAATCAAATCCCTGTGTTCCATCAGGGAATACTGTGGTTGTGATGCCAACAGTAGCTGTTCCGCCATCCACATAGCTATGTGCAATAGTAGAAACCCCCACATTGACAATCATCTGATTGGGTGCAGGAACTGAAAGAATCTCAAACTCATCTCCAATCGTTCCATCGGGGAAGATTGTTGTTGTGATACCAGAGTTGGAGCAGGAATACTCAAGACCAGTTAGTTTTACAAGCTGACCTACCTGACTACCATGATCCGATACTAGAGCAATATTTACAAAGCCAGTTACATTATCATATGAAGCATTTAAAATGTCAATGTCTGTGAAGCTATAGCTATTACATTCGAATACAAGATTATCTAACTGGAAACGGTCTCCAATTTGTAGACCATGAGGATGGCTCAATCCAATTGTACTGTTACCACTAGCTTCATTATAGATGAATGATGTGATAGCAATTCCAGTGGGAATGTAGCTATTGCAAGAAAATACTAGGTCATCTAGAGTAACATCACTACCGCCTGTTAGGCTGTGATCAGTATTAAAGGTTGCTAGAGCTTCTCCAGTTAAATTATTATAATCAAACGCGATGATATTATAAGACTCACTCAAGTAACTATCACAGCTAAACTTAAGATTCTCAAACTTAACTAGATCACCAGTACGTAGATTATGTGGGGTCGCAAATGTGGTCTCGGTTATACCAGTGAAGTTGTCGTAATTGAATCCAGTAATTGAGATTGCGTTGCCATATGAGGGGCAAGATAGTTTGAGATCATAGAGCAATACTATATCACCAACGTCTAGATTAGCAGCATCAGCATACGTTAGTGTGGCTTCACCACTTACATTATTATATTCAAGATTTACAACATCAGTGAACGTTCCACCATAAGCAGGACAATCAAACTGAAGATCTCTTAGTTCAATCGTTTCACCAATCTTCAAGTTATGCTCGGAAGATAGAGTTACTGTACTTGAACCTGTTGTTTCATCATAAACAAAGTTAGATACTGGATATGATTGAGCGCCATATGGTGGGCAGTCAAACTTGAGATCATCTAGCTTGATTGTATCACCAGCCTGAATATCGTGAATAAATGGTAGAGTTACTGTACCAACACCACTAACATTGTTGTAATCAAATCCTGCGATAAAGAATGTATTGTTATATGGAGGACAATCAAGCTGAATATCACGTAGCTTAATCTCCTGCCCAGGAAGTACCTGTGTGCTTAATTCCGTTTCAAGTATTAGTAATCCAGTAGTATTATCATAAACTAAATCAGTGATATTAGTTGAGTTGATAAACTTGACAGGAGCATAATAAGTTAAACCTACACCAGTTGACTCAGAGTTACCATCGGAGATTAAATCATATCTCCAACCGTTTAGAATATCTTTAAGATCCCTACGACACTGATTGATATCTGGATTTACATATGAAGGTCCTTTATAATCAGGACTATTGATGTATTGAAAAGCTTCCTCAGTAATGAACTGTGTATTTAACTCAAGAGCACGCGCAGCATCTTGGGATCTCTGACCACCAGCGAAGCCTGAATAACCACTGGTTAAGAATCCTACAGTCTCACTTGCAATGAAGTCTAGGTTATCTCTGATTAGACGAGCAGCATCAAAGTAGCGATCAGATGCTGTGCCTTCTAGAGGACGGAATGAGATAATGGCAGCACCATTACGTGAATCTACATTGGAGACGAATGAATGGTTAGTTGCGTGGAAACCGTCACCAACTAAATATAAATCTTTCTCTGGATTTGCTGGAGTAACTAGAACGTTACGAAGATCCATACCCTCAACCGCAACTAGATCGCGGAATTCGATGGGGTTGTCTTCAATATAATGTCCTGGAAAAACTTTAATGCCGTCACCATATGCTGCTAACTCGGCAGCTTTCTTAATAGTTCTTACGGAGTCTCTCTCGTTAAGACCTGAGTTATTGTCGTTACCATTTACGGTTACGAAAATAGTCCTACCAATATCGTCACCTTGACCAGGCTCAATAATTCGAGCCCCCACACTTTCATTTTCTTGACGAAAATATAGTTTGCCATCATAATAATTGACTCCCAGCTCCCCTAGTTTTAGATCAGCTAAGGATGGGATACGCCCCTGTACACCAGAGCGCTTTAGTATAATTTTGGTTTCTGATGAAATCATTGCTACGTCAGATTCAGGCTAATGTAAAGAAATCACATTCATATAATCTCCTTACGATTATTTATACACCTAATTTGACTTGACTTTTTTAAAGAAATATGATAAAGGGAAGTATGTACATTATTGCTCCAAGTATAGAGCCCATAAAGCCCTTTTGTAATTCGTCTATTTCTGTTTCTAATTTGCTTGGATGTGAGTCCATTTAAAAATATGTAAAGGATAAGAGTCAGTATGATCTAGTTCTGCGGCGACCATAAGAAACTTTCTTTGGTTGCTCTTGCACAAATAGATTTGGATTTACTTCCTCTGTCGGGAACATCCATTTTTCGATTGCCTCGCGGCGTTCTTCAGTAAAAAATGGCTGTTCTATATACCAGATGATCCATTCGGTATATGCTTTGTCTGCGTTACATGATTCACATGCACACAAAACATTTGTTGTATGATTACTACCTCCTCTTGAACGTGGGACTATATGATCTAATGTCAGGTTTGTATCTGAGCCACAGTAGGCACATTTATTATCCCACTGATCTTTTATAGATGCTTTCCACATTCGTTTTGCTTCAGCAGATGAACAGGTGTGGAGGTTAAAAAGATAACCTTCGGGTGAACCATACGTATCCATAAGTTATACTTGCGTATATTTTATTTAGGAATATGTTTATTATAACACATAAAAAAACCTCCCATATAGGGAGGCTCTATTTATCTAACTAAGATTCTAATTAGTTAGTACTACTTACCGCCTTTTTTCTTTAGCTTGGCTACAACCTTAGCCATAGCAGCACTGCGATCCTCATCGCTCATAGGCTTCTTCTTACCGAAGTCATTACCGGCAGCAGGAGGCTTGCTGTAGTCGGTTCTAGCGTCAGTACCCTTACGCTCTTGACCTTCATCCTTACGGGCGTCACAGCCTTCCTCACTCATCATAGAGAGGTATGCCTGGTAGAGAGAATCCATCTCTTCCTTGTGGGTTTTCTGTCTCTTCATGCCTTTTTCCATAGGCTCTTTACTATCTTCCTTCTCACCAGTAGAGTACTTATTATGATCCCATTCTTTACCGTACATTTTTTTCATGCGTTTACGGTCTTCACCGGCATCAGCACGTAATTCGCTAGACCTTTTGTCTTTACCTTTTTCTTTATCATAGTCAGCTTCTCTACGATCTGTTTCTTGATCTTTAAAGAGAGCTATTGCATGACCTTCTTTACCTTTTTTACCGTACTCTTCATTCTTCATGCCTTTTTCCATAGGCTCTTTACTGTCTTTATTTTCACCAGTAGAGTACTTACTATGCTTCCAATCTTTACCATAGATGTTTTTCATGCGTTTGCGGTCTTCACCAGCATCCGCTCTCATTTCTTTGGCTCTACCTTTTCTACCGTGAGTTTCATCGTAATCGGCAATCTTACGATCTTTCCACTGATCTTTATAGAGAGCTATAGCATGACCTTCCTTATCTTCTTTTTCAGATTTACTCATCTCTGTAAGTAAATCATTAAGTTCATTTACACTAAAGTCACTTAAATCTTCACCTTCAGCAAGTAGAAAATCTACCCACTCTTCAAAGTTTGCTTCTTTATGAAAACCTTTAAGAGTCATTGCTAGGCGAGCACGTTCACCTAACTTACCACCTTTTTTAGCAGCGGCTTTTAGCTTAGCTTCTGGAATTTTTTCCCCTTCGGGTATTCCCATTTCTCTATGAAGAGCACCGGGCTTTTTGATAGCACCTTGAATCCAGTCCTTTTCTTCGGACATATTGACCATAAGTGCAAGAGCTTCGTCAAGTCCGAAGCCACTATCCATGAGGCTCTCTAGGACTGAATCAAAATCATTATATTCTACTGAGTTGTTAACCATAACTTTAGGGGCATTGGGATTGAATGTGGAACCAGGTGGCTTAGAAGCAACTGGTTTTGGTGTTGCCGTAGAACCTGCTGATGCAAAATTCTTCAGAGTAGCCTTTGC